TCAGGCGGTTTTCTTTGCTTGGCGGCTGAACGTGGGGCCATCAACTACAGGCACTTCACGCAGCCGGATGTATCGGTCAGTCATGGCGGCGGTCGTGTGGCCAGCCAGCAATTGCGCGTCCTTGCCTTGGCGCTTTGCGTCCGTCAGGGATTTGGCGCGCAGGTCATGAATGTTGGCGTCTTTGACACCGGCAGCCTCCACTGCTTCCTTCCATCGGTCCCTGGTGGCTCCATAGGAAGGTGCGCCCTTAGTATGGGACCGGGTGCGGAACAGAGTGGGAGCCAGCACATTACCATTCAGAGCGTTTGCCCGAGCAATCGCGTCCCGTAGCTCTGGCGTCCAGCGGACCAGCAGTTTCGCGCCAGTCTTCTGCTGGTCGAACGCTATGCCCTCGTCGTTGATGTCCGCTCGCTTGATAGCGATCACATCCCCGACGCGCTGCCCGGTAAGGTACAGCAAATCCATGATGACCTGCATCCGCGGGTTTGCTTTCGCGTAAATGGCGGCGTATTCGTCGTCCGTGATGTAGCGCTGGCGCTTTCCCTCGGCATGACGGCGGATCCCGACGCAAGGATTGCTGTCGACCAGTTGCCATTCGACGGCATAACTGAAAACCGTCTTCAGGAACGACAGCACGCGGTTCGCCATGTTTGGCGTGTCGGACATGTCCATCTTGAGCGCGGCAACGTGCTTCGGCCGGATCTGGTCCGGAGCGAACTCAGCGAACGTCTCTTTGATCCGCGCAGCAGCGATCTTGTACTGATCGATGGTGTTTTTCGATAGCTTCGGAGACATGTGCGTCAGGACCTTTTCCACAAGCTCCGGCATGCCTCCACGCGGGTTATCGAACCGACGTGCGTACTCGGCCAAAGCGGCAGGCAGATCCGCCGCCAGGCGAGTCCACTTCCCGGCTTTGACGTAGTAGTAAGCGCCGTGCTTTTCATAGACGCAGGGCGGCAAATGCTTGTCAGATTTGCGCGGACGGCCCATTTCTCAGCCTCATTTGCGGTTCCCGAGACGGGATTGTATCGGGGTGGCCCTTGTCCACGTATCGACGGTAGACCAGTAGAGAGCCATCGGGCCTGACCTGATAGCGGATCCCCAGCGCTTTGAGGACCTTCATCTGGGCCGGGCGACGCTGGCGAGCGGTGATCTCGCCGATTTCCTTGTCGGTAAGGGTCAGCATATCGCCTCCAAAACAAAGCCCGCGCTAGGCGGGCATCCAATTGCGGGTTACTTCCAGCACGCGCTGGATTTGGTCAGTCATCGGGTACTTCTTCTCCGTATTTGCTGGCGACGTAGGCGCGCATGGCGGCGACCAATGGCGTGGGCCCGAGCCAACCGCGCCGGGCGGTTTGCATCTGCTCGACCACTCCGACCCAGTGCAATAGGTTGCCTTCGTCAACTTGGGCATAAACACTGATTCGCTCGGCCTGGATGATCGGGCCCCCGTGCGACCAATCGGACGAAGGCATGAGGTTGCCAGTGGTAGCCCGGAATGGAACGCCGTCAGGAAAAATCAGACAGTTCTTCTCTGGCCGCCCATCTTTGACCAGTTGGTAAGGGCCTCGATATCCGTCCAGCGCCTTGACTACCCAAGCGTCCAGCAACGTGCCTTCCAGTTCAGATACCTTCACGCTCCCTCCTTCGCCAATTCCTCGGCCCGCACAGTTATTCGCTCGACCGGTATCGCATTGCCACTGGTGAATTTCTCCCGCAGGAGCATCCCATCCCTCGCCAGCGCCACCAGCTCGTCGCGCTCTCCAATACTGAGCGTCACCGCAGAGCCATAGGACTTGCAGTGCGCCTCGCGGGTGGCTATCTGCTCTAGTTCGTCTTTGGTCATGTTTGTCTCGTTAATGATTCACAGTAGCGGGATATGCGCTATATATGAGTCAAGCGCCTCCGTCCTTGTGGTCGGGGTGGGCCAGAGATTCGATTTCGATGGGAAAGAGGTGCTGTTGCCGCTGGGCAGTTTCGATGCGCCGACAAGCGATGTCGAAATACGAGACCTGTGATTCGATGCCATAGAACGCCTCACACCCGGCTTGCACAGCAGCTATGCCTGTCGATCCGCTTCCCATGTATGGGTCGACGAGCCGACGTGGGTATCCAGCTTGCTCGATGCACCAGCGCATCAAAATCTCTGGCTTCTGCATCGGGTGAAGCCTCTTTTGGCCGGCAGTGACTTCGTGTCGGGCACCGTCGCCCACGCAAAGGCCGTCCCAAAGCAGACGAAAGACACGCAGGGGACCATTGGGATTAACGTTGGTCCATGCGGTTTCACCGTCCCCCTGGGAGCGCAGCTTTCCGGTCGGCACTTTGTCCCAGACCAGCGTGCGGCCTTGTGGCAGCAGATGGCCGAACTTGTGCGCTCCCCAGATCAGGACGGTTGGCGCGAGATCGAGCAGGTGCGACGGATCGAACGGTGCGTCATCGCCGTCTATCTCGGCGTGTAGATTGGGCAGGACGTTTAGGGTCTTGCCGTTGCGCTGCACGACTGAGGACTCTCGCGATCCACCCTTGTAAAATGTGTTGACCTTGTAGGCCTGCCCGTAGGGCGGATCGGTGATGACTGCGTCGACAGAAGGTAGCGTCGGCAAGATTTCCCTGCAGTCGCCCAGGTACAGGGTGGCGATACCGATCTGCTCAACCCGCATCGCTGCCTCCGTTCTTCTGCGCGCCCAACTCCAGGGCGCTGGTGTGCGGGCAGGGCGCTTCTGGCAGGCGCTCTCCCAGCGGGGCATACGCCATGCAGAACTGCCCTTCTTCGGTGCTGCGCCATTCGATGGCCTCGCCACGGAAAGAGCGCGACAGGATGTCGCAGTCGTCGTCGCGGTTGCGCTCGCAGTCGCCGCAGTAGTGTGCGACGAAGGAATAGCCCACGGTGCCGTTGCTGGGCTTCCACTGCTCGCCGGGCAACTCCGGCGGCAGGATGAAGGCGGTGATCTGGCTACCCATCATTGCTCCTTCTGCGCGCCCGGTTGCGCGGACAGGGCGGCGTCAATCAGCGCACGCACGTCTGAAACGTCCTTTTCATCGCCATACATCGGACAAATCGCCACAACCTTGATTCTGGTGCCATGCCCGGGTCCGGGGATGCGAGTGTGCAATGCTCGCTCGAATGCGCGCCACCGTTCCGCGTCCTTAGCATCGCGCACTGCCTCGCTGGCCTGGGGCGCGGCATAGAGCTTGGTTCCGTTGGGCAAATTTTTGAGCGCGGGGTATTCGATAACCCGTGTCATCACGGGGCATGCGTGGAAGTTGTATTCGCGCGAATGCTCCACGTAGCCAACTGGCTGTGCCTCTCCGGATACAGGGGCGCTTGCCAGGGCGGCGCGGAACGCTTGTACCGAAATTTCGATGGCCAAATTCGGATGAACCTTGACGGCCTTCCCGATGGCGTCGAACAGGGCTTGATAATCGTATTGCGACAGCGCCACCCGCTCATCGGCTACCGGGGCGCGCAGCTTGGACAGCAGGGCGGATTCGATGGCGCGGCCAAAGCGCAACGCTTCGTCGTCGGTCATGTTGCTGCGACGTTCCAGGCTCAGGATTTGCCCTGTGGTTAACAGGGCTCCCTTCGGTGCCGGGGCGGAGGTGTGGGTGGTCATAGCGATTGTCCGTAGATGTGTGTGAGGTTGCCCGGGTGCTTCTGGATCTGCGCCGGCGCTTCATCAGGATTCAGAACGGTTAGAGAGCGATCGAACCAGACAGCACGGCCACGGTTGCAGTCGTACATGCTCACGCCCGTGATGGCGTGGATGGTCAGATCTTCCAACTTGCTGCGTGTCACCACGTCCGAATAGTTGCGGCTCCAGGCTGGGCCATCACGGCCCTCGAACCGGCTATGTAGGTAGTATTCACGCAGGAATACCTTGGTAGCATCGAATGACGGCATAGGCGTCGTCTCGTCCGGACCCATCATCAGAAGCTCTGCAATCTTGGGAGACGGTTGAGCGGATACGCCGCTCGCAGAGCCGTCATGCGCCATCGTCTGAGCCGACTCGTGGTGCGTCGCTACCGCACCCTTTCCAATACCGGGGTTGCTATCCTCGGTCCCGCACCCATCCGGTGCGGCGGAATCCAGAAGCGTCAACTGACCGCTGTCTTCGATCTGGTCCATGTCTACCCCTCCTGCTGCTGATAGGCTGCAAACGAAGGCTCGTATTCAAGAGCGACTTCCCACCGCCCAATCTCAGGGCCGGTGAAGCCGTCGAATATGGCGAACGTGAGCGGCCAATTGGCCTCAAAGCCGTCGTGGTTGCGGAAGTAGTCTTCGGCGCATGCCTCGGCTTTTTCCTCGTCGATATCCGCTGCAGACGAGCGTTGAACAAACTCTGGAGCCAGAGTGCGACTACCAAATCCGGACTGCGGCCAGACCCTCGCGTAGAACCTCATGCCTACCCCTCCTGCTGCTGAGAGGCTGCAAGGGCAGCGATAACCTCGTCGCGCAGGAGATACGGGCCGTCGTCTCGCGGCAACCCGGTCAAGTAGCTCCCCATTCCCCATTCGTCGGTCTTGTAGCCGAAGGAGTAACGCGGCAGGGACTGAACCACCTTCACCGCGTCCCGATCATCGCCAGCAGCGGGAGCGGGCATGAATGCGCTCGGCCACGTCGCGTTCAGCCGCTGGCAGATTTCTTCCAGCCCATACTTCTTGTCGGGCCAGTTGTCGGCGATGTAGTCCGCCAGCTTGTCCAGTGCAATGGAATCGTCCTTCGCATCGTCCTGTGCGCTGGCAGCACGCCAGAACACAGCAGCCAGCCCCTGCATGGCAGTACCTAGGATGTCATGCTCACGGCACAAGGCGATGAATTGCGGGTCGTCGTGCGGATACCCTTCGCGCATGCTTTCGGGCTGTGCGCTGGCGGGAGGGGTTCCAGGAGCGGCGGGCAGCGGCATCCAGTGCGTGGGTTGGCTACCCTTGCGCATGTAATCCGGGCTTCCGAACGACCGACCTGGATAGAAGTCGGTGTATTGAACATCCACCCATCCGTCGTCTTGGCCAATATCGTCCGGGCCATCTCCCCAGCCCTTTAGCCAGTATCCAGGCAAGCTAAGCGCAGGACGGCCATCAGGTCTTTCGTCAGGGCAACCCAGCAGAATCAGGCTGCCATCCTTGGGCGCGCTGCTGATAGGCTTCCATTGTTGGGTCATTTGTTCACGCTCCAGTGAGGATGGGATAGAGGAAGTACAGGACGATGGCCAGCGCGGCGGCCGTTAATGCACCCAGGCGCCACAGCATCCGGCGGTGAAAGGCGCGCTCGGCGGCGTCGTCCAGCGGGTCGCAGTAGTCGGGGATCACGGGCGGGCCTCCATTTCGGCCAGGATCTGAGTCTGGCGCAGCAGGTCGGACGCGTCGGCCTGCGTCAGCCCGGCGCCGATGCGGCGAAGCGCGGGAATCTCGGCGTGCAGCGCGGCCATGAGCGGGCCGTCGATCGGCATGCCCACGTCCAGCCGCTTGGCGAGCTGGCGCAGCGCCGTGGCCTTGAATTCGCGCCCGTGCCGCGTCGCCCACATGTCGAAGAAGTCCGCCATGCCCGCAATCGCCGGAGCGCTGGCGTACCACTCGCCGTCCGAGACGCAGTGGAATACCGGCACGCCGCGCGGGTCGACCGTCACGGTGCCGTCGCGCTCCATCTGGTCGATGATGGCTTCCAGCGGCGCCAGGGTCTGCTGGGTCTTGATGAGCATGGGCAGGCGGGCCGGGCGATCAGGTCGACGCGTGGCCCGCACGCGGGCCTGCTGCTTTTCCATCATGCGGCGCTGCTGGCGGTTCATGGCGGGGATCATTGCGCGTTCGCCTTGATTATCTCGGCCTTGCGGCGCTCGTAGTAGGGCGACCAGCTACGGCGGCCGGCGTCGTCTTTGAAAATGCGCACGCCGCGGCGGCGCAACTGGCGGGCGCGCTTGATGCCGATCGGGCGGCTGCCGGATGTGAAGACGCTGTCCAGCCATTCCACCGTGTGCTTCGGGTCGTACTTGCGGTAGTTGCCGCTGGGCGTGTTGCTGTCTAGCCAGGCCTGCAACTTGGCGGCGGACACCGTGCCGCCGAAGAACACGTAGCACTTGCCCAGCTCTTCCAGGGTGGCAATGCCGACCTCCACCGTGCGCTCAGCGACATGGCCGCCATGGCCGGACGACCACACCTGACCCTGGCAGTGGAAGGTGGTGCCGTCGTCAATCTGAATGTGGAACTCGCGGCCCGCGAACGCGTCGCCCTTGCCAGCGCGCCCGGACAGGAAATCGTAGAAGCCGTCATCGTGCGCGATGAAGTATTGGCCGTAGCGCGTGTAGACCTTCTTGGGCATGACGTCCACGACGAGGCAATAATGCGGCTTGCCCCCGCCGTAGGGTGAGTGCTGGACAATGACGTCGATGATCTTGGGCATGTCGTTCTCGGTATAGGTGGCCGGCGGGCAGCGCCGCGCCGGCCGTGGTGGTGCGTGTCAGGACCCCGTGCCTAGAACGGCACATCGTCCGCCATGTCGGCAAGGGTCGACGCCTGGGAGGGCTGGGCCGCGCTGCGCTGCGGAGCGGGTTGGCTTTGCTGGCGCGGCGGTTCTGCGGCGGCCGGTTGTTGCTGCGCCGGCGCGCCGCCGAACTCGATGTTTGAAACCCGTCCAACCAGCTTGGCGCCGCGTTCGCCGCCTTGCCGCTCGTAGGTCTCGATGTGCACTTCGTCGATGGTGACGCTGACCTTGACGCCGACCGTGAGGTACGGCGCGAGCGTCTCCGCGCGCTGGCCCCAAAGTGAGGCGTCCACCCACTGAGTCGGCCGCTTACCGTCGGCGTCCTTTTTGCCGTATGCGAACGCCAGCGCCAGGTTCGCCACCGGTTCACCGTTCTGCGTGTGACGGACGACAACATCGCGGCCGATGCGGGCCAAGCCGAAGAGTTGAGCCATGATTACGCGGCCTCCTTGCGCAGCAGGTGTTCGTATTTGGAGACCATGCGCTCGAATTCCATCAGGTCGTCTTCCAGTTCTTCGATGGCATCGTCGTCACGCTCGATGCGGATGGTCGTGAGCTGCCGGCCGATCGGTTCCAGGTCGGGTGCCCACAGAATCAGGTCCACCCACTTGCGTCCCAGCAGCCACATGGCGCCGTTGCATTGGTCGATGTAGGCGCTGATGTCGCCGTCGACCACAGCGGTGAACAGGGTGTCGGACGACACCATCGTCTTGATTTCGATGATGCCGTCATCGTCGACGAGGCCATCCACGCTCACGCCGAACAGACCGTCGTCCGTCGTGATGAACCCTGCCTCCTCGACGAAGTTGCCGGTCTTCGCCTCATAGGCGGCGCGGGCGAAGGGCTCCTGTTCAGTGCCAGTTCGCATGGCGCCGTTCACGTAGACCTCTGGCGGGCGGCCTCCGACCCGCTCCCGGGCGACATCCATTGCATACTTGCGGCAGTCTTTCGACGGGCCGCCAGCCTTCAGTTTGTCGCGGCAGTCCTTAAAGCGGCTGCCCGTGATGACGCCGCGGCGTGCGTCCAGCCATTCCTGCGAGCCCTGCGGGGCGGTGTGGAAGATCAGACCCATTACTGTTTCTCCTGCTTGAGCATGGCCCGCTTGTCGGCATAGGCCTTTTTGAACGCGGCAAACGCCGCAAGGTTGTTGGTCGCTTCGATGGCCTTGCAGCCGTCCTGCCAAGTCGATACGGCGGCGTCCAGGCTGTCCGCCTGGGCCATCTTGCTGATCCACTCGTCCCGCAGCTCAAAGGCAGCGTCCTCCGCGCCGGCGCCGTCGTCGTCGTCGTTCTGTTCAGACAGGCCGGTGATTGCTTTGAGCGTGTAGCGCTCCAAATAGGTCTTGGTGCTGGCGCGGGCTTGGATCGCGTTCTTGGCGCCGCCGGCATCAGGCGGCCCTCCCATGGACACGCTTTCCTCGTGACCACCAACATGCCGCAAATAGCAGGTCACCTCCATCCAGTCTTTCTCGTCCCGGGTGAGTTTCCAGGACGACGACAGGCCGTGTTTCGAGAGCGCCGGCGTGACTGCGTTCACCACGTCATGCAGTTCTGCATAGGACCTCCCTTTCAGTGGGCCGTCCGTCACATCCTTGCCCTTGATGATCTTGACCGCTTCGGCTTTGAACGCGGCGAAGGCGGTGTCATATGCCTTCTTGGCCTCTCCCTTCTGCCAGCGCTCCTGCAGATCCATCATCTTTTCGATCTGCTCGAGCTGAGCGCCCTGGTTCAGCGCCGCCAGCATCATGCCCATCGGGGAGTTGGCGGCCGGGCCGCCCATGGGTGCGGCGACTTCGCGCGCCGGTGCTTCGATAACGTCGTTCATGGCGTCCTCAATAGGTGACTCGAATGTTGGGGATCAGGCCCTTGGCGATCAGCGTGACCGCCTGCTTGGCGCAGTCCTCGGGCATCCCGCCGGCGACGAACGCATCCAAGGCGGCGCGGTTGACCTTGCCCTTGTGGGCCTTGTCAGCTTCACGGCGGGCGGCTTCGGCTTCTTCCGCTGCCTTCGCGTCCGCCTGGCGCTTTATTTCCGCCTGGCGCGCGTCTTCTGCTGCCTTTTTCTCGCGTTCGATGGCTGCGAGGCGTTCCTGCTCCGCGCGTTGCTCTGCGGCGAGTTGGTCGGCCTTTGCCTTGGCGGCCGCCTTCTCGGCCTGCTCGGCTTGCAGCTTCAGTTCAAGTTCGCGGCGCTCCGCTGCGGCTTTGGCTTCCTGCTCGCGGCGGATGGCCGCTTCGCGTTCAGCCTGCGCTGCAGCTTCTGCATCGCGCCGGGCCTTTTCCTCGGCTTCGCGGGCGATGCGCTCTTCGCGGTCCTTCTGCTCGCGCGCCGCGGTCTCAGCGCGCAGGCGCGCCAGTTCGGCCTGGTCCGCGTCGTGCTTCTCGCGCGCGGCCAGAGCCTGCTGCAGCGCCTCCAGCGCGCGGGCCTTGACGCGATGTGCCTCGGGTTCAAATTCTTCCCAGGATTCATCCACCGCGCGGCCCTGCACATCGGCGATGGTGGCGCGCAGCTCGTCCGCATCCAGGTCGCGGTTCTCATCGGCGCGAAGCCGGAACCATTCGATTCCCCGCTGGTGGCGCTGCTGGCGGGCTTCCTCAGCCTGCTCCCACTGGTCCAGCGGCGCGCGGACTTCATCAGCCAGCGCGTCCAGCGTTTCGCGCATGCGCTTGCGCTCGGCGTCGATCTTTTTCGGGATCTCCTTAAGACGATCGACCTGCTCCTTGCCGATACCATCCAGAGCGGTCTTCACCTTGCGGACCTTGAAGGCCAAGCTGGCGATCGCGTCGCGCCCTTTCTTGGTCTTCAGGTCCGGCACGTGGCCGGTCACTTCGGCGCGGATCTTGTCCAGCCAGGGATCCAGGCCGCCCGGCTTGGAGTAGACGTCCAGGGCGGTTTCCGCCGGCGGCAGCTCGGCAAGTTGGGTTGCTTCGGTCATGTCAGTCCTTCGCGGCGACCGCGGTCTTGCCGCAGCCTTCGCAGGCGGTGAGGGTGGATTGGGCTTGCTCGTCGCGCTGCTGGCGGTCGCCGTAGGCAGCGACGATGCCTCCCACGAAGACGACGGCGCAGACGGCACCGACCCATTCGTGGGGATCAAGCTGGCGCATGGCGCGCAGGAGGCGGGGGATCATTGGGCACCTCGCGTGGCCAGCATGGCGTCGGCCATGGCGTAGGCACGTTGCGCCACGGAATCGGCATCCCCGGCGGCGACGGGGTGCTTGTCGCCGGGGCCGTAGCTGGAAAGCCACCCATGCATGGCCTTGGCCGCGAAGTAGTCGCGCAGGGACATGCCGATGGCCACACTGACCATGGTGTCCGGCTCAACAAAGGGAAATGCCGGGCCGCCGTCATCGATCTTGTTCATGCTTTGCTCCAGGAATCGCGGCGGGCGTGCGCGCGCATCAGCGCATCGCCAAGCCGGCCGATCAGGTAAAGGGCGGCGCACAGGCCCAGGAGGGCGGCGGCAGTCATGTGCGGCGCTTCCGCGTGTCGACGATGGCGTCGACGATCCACAACACGCCGATGATGAGAAAGCCGATCACAGGTGTTCCTCCAGCTCGTCCGGGTCCATTTCCGCCAGCAACGCGTTGGCGGTCTTCTCGATGTAGGCTTCCAGCTCGCCCTGCACGAACGACTGGATGCGCGGGCATGCGTCGGCCGCCAGGATCACCAGCGCCGCGCCGGCCTGGTTGTCGGCCAAGGCGTTCAACAGGCTCTCGCCCCAGATGCGGGCGGACAGGCCAAAGGCGCCGGCGGTTTGGTTGGACAAGCACGCTCGGACCGCGGCGACTGCAAAAGCGCGGGACACGGTAGGTGCGTCTTCGTCGTACTCGTTCGGGAGTGACCCGGGCGGAGCGGTGCGGGTCGGGTCGTCGCGCAGCTGCTCGAAACATTGGCGGGCGTTCATGTCAGTTCCGTCCTTCGTTTTCGTAGGCTGCAGCCAGGACGCCGGCGCTCGGCGGGCCGCCAGCAGGCGGAGGAAGAAGCCGGGGATCAGCGCTGCGCGCAGCGCCATGAAGTCCGTGCCCACGCCGCACGCGACGCGCAGGGCCGCACGGGCTGCAGGGCTGGCCGGCGCGCTGTAGCGGTCGCCGAACCAGAACCGCCGCTCCTTGAACAGGGCGTCCTGCGCGCTGCGGCGGTTCGCCGGGTTCACGCGGTAGCCGGGCAGCCGGTCCCGCGAGTAGTCGCGCACCACGGCGCGCAGCTTCGACACGTTCAGCAGGTATTCCTGGCCAACTGCGCCGATACGCGCGGCGCGGCGTTTGATGCGGTTCTGGTTCATGGTGGTCTCCAGGCCCCGGCGGTCGGGGTGGCAGTAGGGGTGTGTCAGCTGCTGCCCTAGGGCTGAGCTGATGCTTCGGCGGCGTCTGATGTTCGGAGCCACGGTGTGTGCACCGCCATCGCTTGATCTACCGCGCTGCGGTAGTCGCGGGCGTCGTTGACCCTCACGTAAAGGTCTTGGGTCTGCTGGTGCCCGACGATCTTCTTGACGGCAGGGCTTGCGATGGCCTTGTTGTAGGCGTCACTCTGGTCGCGGCCCTTGAACTCGCCCGCCAGGACGGGGCGGGTCAGTCCGCTGCGGGAATGGACGAACGCGTAGAAAGTCATAGCGCCTTCCCCAGAATGTCTAGCAGATAGGGGCGCAGAACTCCGAGCGCCTGCTGCTCCTGGTTCATCGCCAGGTGCTGGTGAATCTGGCGCATCAAGTCCATGTCCAGTGTTGGCGGGTCAAATTCGTGCACCCCGTATCCACGGGATTCCAGCTCGCCCACCAGCGCATCTTCATCAAGCTCACCGAGGTCAACATCAACCTCTACGGTCACTTTTGCCATGTTGGCCTCCTTGTTCATTCGTCAGCCGGCGCTCAAGGAACGGGCTGACGGATAAATTCCGGGGCAACGCTCCCCTGGCTACTCCCGCTCATCGCGGCTCCAGGTAGTGCGCTGCCTCTTCAATCCCGTGCACGCCCTATGCGATCCCCACTTGGGATCAAGGCGTGTCGGTGATAGCCCCCGGTCTATTCATTCAGGCGTGGGGGATTGCCACCTGCGCTTACCGGCCGATCTCGGCCTTAGGCGTATTCCATGGCTTTGCTGGTTGTTAAAGAGCGTTGGCGCTGCGTCGCGGTGCCGGGCTTAGCCACAAAGCGGTGCGTTGCTGCGTTAGGTGAATATTAGGCGTCGCCTAATGGCGTGTCAATAGGCGACGCCTAATAATTTTTGAATGGGAACAAAAAAGCCCGCTGCTGGCGGGCTAAGTGCGGTACAGCGTGTGTCTGTGCGCTACCATTCATGTACGACTGTGTTATTCGGAGAGAATGGAATGTTGCGAACCGCAGTGGCAGTTGTGGGTGTCTTTGCCGTAGGAATCGCCGCGGCTGCCGGCCCTACGGACATCAACGAAATTCGGCGGCAAAGCGTATCGAAGGACTTTGTACTCGCGACCCTTAAGGATCCGGATTCCGCCAAATTTCGGAATCAGAAGAGCTTTTGTGGCGAAGTGAACGCCAAGAACTCGTTCGGTGGGTACACGGGTTTCAAGCGGTACATCGCTGCCAGCAAAGACCTGGTCGTGTTCGAAGGAGACAAGAACCTAGAGCGAGGTGCCTTCCAAGAGGCTTGGAAGGAGTTCTGCAAGTAGGCACCTCTTCACGAGGGAGCGTCAGCGGACGTAGTGGTCGCGTCGTTGCTCGATATCGCGGAAGCGTTTGGTAACTGGAGGTCGTGTTGGCTCAAGCAGCAAATCGTTTACCGAGACTGGGTCGTCTCGTTGAGAACGTCTGCCTCGTAATGGCAGTTGTCTCCCTCATCGCCGGGTTCATTTGTGCATTGGAATTTGGCAAGACGCTCGCGCCGGACAATTACGGTCGCCTTACGCTGGTTGCCAGCGGCCCGGCGGCTCTTGCTTGGTTGGGCGCAGGAGTTTGCGCAGCTGTATTTTGGTGGGTGCTCGGAAGAATCGGGACAGCGCTTAGGTGGCTGGAGGCGTCCGAAGCCCCGACCGTAGCGGAGGCAGGGGCGGGAGATTCAGGGAGTCCAAGAAAGCCCCTATCGCGCGCAGCCCAGCAGCTTCAGATTCTCGAACAAGCAAGCAGAGACAGGGCTAGGAGCTGACATGGCGAAAGGAAAAGCGCGTCCGATTAAATTTCGGGCAGTTCACGAAAGGAACAGCTGGCGACCGGCGACGTTCAAGTCTGTCGAGCAAGCGAAAGTTGGGCGCCGCGGAGCAGCGAATCTATTTGCGGAAGCTGGTTGGCGCAGCTTTGAAAGCGAAGGCCCCGCGCACTTCGTGGTGATCTGGGATCCATCTGGCGACGCCGCGTGGGTACTGAAAAAAGCCGATAGTGAGCCGCAAGGGTTTCTGGAAGTCCAAGTGCCCATTCACCTGGCTCTCGAGTACGAGCTTAGAGGTGGTGCGTCTGTCGCGGACTTGGAAACCCACTTCCGGTGAGGTGGTCCGCGTGTTGCTACACGATCGATTAAGCCGCCATCCCGAGGCGGCTTTTTCTTTTCATGATCGCACCCACTGACCCGCCTCGTCGTCTCGCAGCCTTGCGCCAGCCCAGACTACCTGCCCAAGAACGCGCACAGGCGTGCCATTCTCCAGCGGAATGTCGTAGTAGCCTGGGTTGAACGAGCGCGCAACCCAGCGCCCAGTGAGCTTGTCCCGGGTCACAGTCTTCACGAGCATCTTGCCGTCGTAGTTGATCGCGTACACGCCGCCGCTCGCTACGTCCTGCAGGGTCAGATTTTCGTTCGGAACCACGAGCAGGGCGGCGCCGTCCCGAATGACCGGCTCCATGCTGTCGCCCTTGGCATACACCACACGCGCCTTTCCGTTGTCCGCGCCCACGGCCTTGAGGAACGAGCGGCGGAACTGGATCATGCCAGTCTGGTCTTCGCTGTGGTTCTCGATGCCATCGCCGGCGGCCAGACGCACCTCGGCCAGTTCTGGCACCTTCTCGAACCTGTCATTGGCGGCGTGCGGCTCGCCCGGTCCGGCGTTCGCAATGACGCCCGTCTGAGTGCTGATCCGGATTCTCGGATTGCGGTCTGCTTCGAATGTCGTCTGGCCACCTTCCCAGGGCGCCGGCGGCAAGCCAGCTATTCGCATAGGCAAGGGGTCATCCGCATGGTCCATGTCGACCAGGCCGCCAGGCTTGTGAGCCCGCAAAGGAATGACGTTGTTCGCCGGGGCCGCGGGCTGCGGCGACACCTGAATCCCTAGCTTCATCTGGGCGATTGCGAGCGCAATGGCTCCCTCGAGCGCGTTGAGCTGAGACTCGGGCAGTTCGTGAATCTGGTCTTCGGGGATCGTCTTGAAAGGCCAGGGCTTGTTCTGGGGCGCCGGGTCCAATGCTGCTGGCGACCCCATATCCGGCCAAGACTTGAGGCCCCAATGCTCCGGGCCTACAACGTCCGAGAAATACCGCCACATCTCCGGGAGCTTGTCCTTGGAGATGGAGCCCTTCTTGATCCAGTCGTGGATTGAAGGTGGTCTGACATTGAAATGACGTGCGATCGCCGCTTGCGAAGGCGCAGCCCCGCTGGCGATCTTCTTTTCAATGGCTGCCTTAATGGCAGCTCCGAGGTCAGTTCCATTAAGCATTGCCTAACTTTCGCCTTATGCTGCCGCATTAGGCAATTCCTATTGACAAGCATTAGGCGACGCCTAATAATGCGGCATGGACAAGAAAAAACGACACGATTCCCTCGCTCGGGCATGCGATATCGCCGGCGGCCAGTCCGCCCTCGCTCGCATCCTCAAGGTGACGCCGGTCAGCGTTCATGAGTGGGTCAATCTCAAGCGACCGCTCCCGTCCGAGCATTGCCCGCTGATTGAGGAAGCGACCGGCGTGCTTTGTGAAGAACTGCTGCCTAGCTTTCGGTGGGATGTGCTCCGCAAGCCAAAGCGTCAGCGACGAGCACAAGAGGCGACCGCCTCATGAAGTCAATGCACCGTCGCGCTTTCGCGCCCGTCCGTCGCCCACTCCATGCGGTCGCGTTCGGCGCACAGCTCCTTAAAGATTTCCATGACTGCCGATTCGGTGGGGTCGATGAACGTCCGCTTGGCCACTTCGGCCGCGTTCTTCAAAAGCTGCTCCGTCTCGGTCATTCCGCGTCGACCGCTTCAGGCGGCTCCTCGTTCTGCTGCTGCGAAGGCTCGCTTTGTGCCGGCACTCGAGGCGGCTGAGGCAGCAGGGTGGCGTCGATGCGCGCGAAAAGGTGCGCTCGGGTCACGGGTTTGGATTCGTTGTTGTTTTCCATGTGCCGAACTTTATAGACGGCGCGCAGATGGTGAAAGGCTGAAAGGCCACAGATTTCAAGGTGACGCATGACCTGCCGATATTCCCAAACTGACTGGCGCGATGTTCTGTACACCGCAGTGCGCAACGCGCCCGGTGGCGTAAATGCCGCAGCGAAGTTCTTGAGCGAGCGCCGCGAAAAGACCATCCACCCCGAAAGCCTGCGCGCGAAACTGCGCGGCGTCGACGGCGACTCGGTAAGCGTTGAAATGGCCGAGCTGCTGACGGAGTGGATGCAGGACATGAATCGGCCGGACGCCATGGGCTGGCTGTTCGCCTTTAACAACCGCTTTGGACTGGCTGCCGAGCGCATCGAAGCGGCGCCCGTGGGTGGCTGGGAAGACGAGCTCACTGCCATCCGGACAAAGCTTTTGAAGCTGGCCGCTCAGGGCGGCAGCTTGACCAGCGTAGGCCTGGAAGCAATGTCCGACGGCGTCATCTGCGAGAAGGATGCCGACGCCATTGAGTCCCATGCCATGGAAGAGATCAAGCTTCTCTTCCGCCTGGCCCGCAACGCGCGCCGCGCCGCGCGGAAAGGGATGAAGTAATGCACAAGCAAGTGTTCGTCCTGTCGCATCCGTTGGCACGGCGCAATGCTGCTTACGCTTGCTCCCAAGCGCCGGAAGGCTACCGCGTGGAGATCAAGCCGCGGACTCGCACTCTGGCGCAGAACGACATGATGTGGTCGATCCTGACTGACATCAGCCGCCAGGTGCAATTCGTCGTGAATGGCGCGCTGGTGTCCGTGACGCCTGAAGAGGTCAAAGACATCCTGACCGCCGGCCTGCGTCGTGAAACGCGCATGGCAATGGGCATCGACGGCGGCATGGTCCTGCTGGGCCAGCGCACGAGCAAGATGACCGTGCGGCAGTTGACGGAACTGATCGAGCTGGCCTACGCCTTCGGCAATGAGAAGGGCGTCGAGTGGTCGCGCACGAGCCTTGGGAGAGACGCGTGATTCGCAACTCCACTCTGCAGCGCAAGACGCCCATGAAGCGTGCGAAAGCGGACCGCAGCGAAGGCCTTGGCCGAAAGGTCGAGATCGTCATGGGCTTCTACCGCCCGCCGGGCCACAAGCTGCCGACCCTGCTGCGCAGCGAGCAGCATCGCCGCAACGTGGCCGCATTGGACTGCGCATGCTGTGGGCGCCAGGGACCGAGCCAGGCGGCACACGCGAACATCACCAAGGGCATGGCACTGAAGGCGTGCGACAGCCTCACGTTCCCGCTTTGCCCCGAATGCCACCGCGATCTTGACCAGGGCGGGAAGCTGCTCAGAGACGTGCGTCGTCATCGCGAGTGGGTGTGGGTCGACTGGGCGCGCGCCGAACTGATGGCGCTGGGCAAGTGGACCCCGGAAATCGAATTGCACTATCGCAAGGCCATCGAGCCGTTGCGCATGCTGGTAAGCGTCGAATGAGTTGTGTGCACACGCCTAGGGTAGCTCCCGAAAAGCCGGATTTCTCCACCCGGCCTGGCGCTGTGTTTTTTGTGGAGCGCAACGGAGATTGCACCGTGGAGTTTTTCCAACAGTATCAGCACCCCGAGTGGCAGAAGAAACGCCTTCAAGTATTGGAGCGCGCCGGCTGGCAGTGCGAGCAGTGTGGCGAGGCGGACAAGCAAATGCATGTGCACCACAAGCGCTACATCAAGGGCCGCAAGGTCTGGGAGTACGACCTTGAGAACTTCGAGGCGCTTTGCAGCGCATGCCACGAAGAGAATCACGAAGCCAAGGATCGGATCAACGACATCCTCGCATGGCTTCCTGGCTACATGTGGACCGAAGCCGCTGACCTGCTGTTTGGCTGGGCCGTCGCTGATCCCGAGGTCGATCCGAAAGACTACTCGGCGTCCTTCAACGCTGGAAAGCTCGCGGGTATCTGCCAGAACCTGTCTCGAGACGATGTCCATTCCCTTATCGAACAGGCCGAGGCGCTCCGCACCAAGCCGCGCCCGCCGAGTGGACTCATCGACTAAGCCATGGCGAACGGTCCTCAAATTGAAGACGGCTTTCTCAGAATCGCGAATGAGCTTTACGACGCGATCCTGGCATTCCCGTTCACTGCCCGACAACTGAAGGTGGTCATGTCCATCATGAGAAAGACATACGGCTTCGGCAAGAAGCAAGACGACATCTCCGCGTCCCAGATTGGGGCGATGTGCGGGATGAGCCGTAACCATGCCACCAGCACCTTGAATCAACTGGCCGGGCTTCGTGTCATCACGAAGACCGCCGGGGTTTACGGGTCTGTAGTGGGGATCAATAAGGACTACAAGGCATGGGTAATTGCTAGTACCGAATCGGGACAGGCGTCCCAATCCGGTACTAGTCCCGATATGGGACAGGGTGTCCCGAAACAGGACTTTGCTAGTCCCGAATCGGGACGGGTCGATAGTCCCGAATCGGGACACACAAAAGACAACTTTCCAAAAGACAACCAACAAAAGAAAAAAGACTCTTGCGCAATCGCTGACGCGTTTGCGCGGTTCTGGGCTGTCTACCCGAACAGGAAATCCAAGGGACGTGCCCAAAAAGCGTTTGAGAAGATCAATCCGAGCGAGCAGCTTCTGGCGACCATCCTGGATGCCATCGAGCGGGCCAAGACCTCGGTGCAGTGGACGAAGAATTCCGGCGAGTACATCCCGCACCCTGCGTCGTGGCTGAACGCCGCAGGCTGGGAAGACGAGTTTCCGACTGAAGGCGCCGGCGTATCGTTTGAAGGCTTCATCGAGAATTGCAGGGCGTCGGGCGAAAAGGCGATCAGCGAGTACCAGCCGCTGCTCGCGTACGTCGAAGACGCTGGCCTGCCGATGGAATTTGTCAACCTGGCGTGGCTCGAGTTCAAACGTCGTCACCTGCCCGGCGGCCCGGATGCGCACAAGGTGCAAGCCAATTGGCGCCAGCACTTCGTGAACTGCGTTTCGAACGGCTGGTACAAGCTCTGGTATGCGAACGCGGAGGAAGGCTACGGCCTGACGACGGTGGGCATTCAGGCGCAGCGCCTTCACGACAAGCGGGAGGCCGCATGAACGCCATCGCCGTACGCGTCCCCCCGCATTCCGTCGACGCTGAACAGGGCGTGATTGGCGGCCTGCTGCTGGACAACCGCGCATGGGACCGCCTGGGCGACCTGTTGAGCGCAGAGGATTTCTACCGCCACGACCACCGGCTGATCTTCGGCGCGGCGTCCAGCCTGCTGAATGCCAGCAAGCCGGCCGACGTGCTGACGGTCTTCGACTCGCTGCAGGCCACCGGGCAGGCTGAGGATGCGGGCGGCTTGGCCTACCTGAACGCCATCGCCCAAAGCGTACCCAGCAGCGCCAACGTGCGCAGCTACGCGGAGATTATCCGTGCCCACCGCGTGCGCCGCGACGTGTTGGCCGTTGGCCACGACATCGCCGAGCTCGCGGAAACAGCAGACCCGGCCGACCTGGTGGAGCGCGCGACCGGCCTGGTTATGGCGCTGGCGGACACGCGCGCCGCAGGCCGCGACCCGGTTGAAGTTGGCGCGCTGCTGCGGACCGTGCTCGAGCAGCTGGAAGCCCGCGGGGAACGTGAGGGCGGTGTTTCGGGCTTGGCCACTGGGTTCGCCGACCTGGACGAGAAGACCAGCGGCTGCCAGGACGGCGACCTGATCATCGTGGCCGGCCGGCCGTCCATGGGCAAGACGACGTTCGCGATCAACATCGCCGAGAACGTGACCGAGGATGAGGGCGTCGCCCTGGTGGTCAGCCTGGAAATGGCTGCTGCCCAGTTGGCCGAACGCTCCATCGCCCGCTACGGCGCCATCGACACCCAGCGCCTGCGAACCGGGAAGCTGGACCAAGGCGACTGGCCGCGGCTGACTCACGCCATCCAGAAGTTGGAGAACCAGCGGCTGATCATCGCGGACGATCCCAGCCTGGCCAACGTCGCTCGGATCCGCCTGGCGGCGCGCAAGGTCAAGCAGCGTCAGGGCCGGCTGGACCTGATCGTTATCGACTACCTGCAGCTGATGCAGGGCGAGGGATCCACGCGGAACGAGGACCTGGGCGGAATCACCCGGGCGATCAAGCTGCTGGCGCGCGAACTGGGCTGCCCGATCATCGTGCTGTCCCAACTGTCCCGAAAGGTCGAGGAACGCCCGAACAAGCGACCCATCCTCAGCGACTTGCGCGAGTCCGGCGCGATCGAGCAGGACGCCGACGTGGTGCTGATGGTCTATCGGGACGAGTACTACCACGAAGACAGCCCGTTCAAGGGCTTGGCCGAGATCCTGATCCGCAAGCAGCGCATGGGTCCGCTCGGCGAAGTCTTCCTGACCTTCCAGGGGCAGCACTCTCGATTCATGGATGCGGATCAGCAAGCCGTGATCGAAGCGCGCAACGCCGTGCAGTTCAAGCCGAAACCGAAATACAGCCAGTTGAGGGACTGAGATGAAACAGATGGAAGTTGCACTGGATCCGATGGCCGGCACTGCGCGGCGCCTGGTGGGCACGCTCGCTATTGATCCCGGCCCTGTCGAGTCTGGGTGGTGCGTGATGCTGCGGGACGACGTCATCCACTCTGGCGTCATGCCGAACGCCGAGCTTCTTGAATACGTGCAGCGCACGCATTTCCGCGTGAACGCAACGCGGCTCGCCATTGAAATGATCGCGAGTTATGGGATGCCCGTGGGTAAGGAGGTCTTCGAGACCTGTCTGTGGATTGGGCGGTTCGTCCAAGCTTGGCACGACCCCGAGGCGGTGCACCTGGTGTACCGCAAGGACGTGAAGATGCACCTTTGCGGGACCACCAAGGCGAAGGACGCCAACGTCCGCCGCGCCATCATCGACCTGTACCAGCCGACCGGCGGCGGCGCTACCCCTCAGATCGGCACAAAGGCTAAGCCTGGCCCGTTGTACGGGGTCTCTAGCCACGCCTGGCCTGCCATCGGGGTAGCCCTGACCCTCCAAGCCAATGAAGGAGCCCGAGCATGAATGCGGAGATTAGAGGCCCTATTCACCGCATGGCATGCGGAGATTGTGAATGACAGCCGACCTGCAGAAGTGGGAATTCCGCGACCCGATGCTGGTCGTGATGAGCCGGCAGCAGGCCGCGCTCAAGCGATCCTGCGCCGGCTGCGCCAACGCACGCACGGTGCAGTCGCCCTTCGGCGATACGGTGGTTCGCTGCCTGAAGGGCAAGCCCTACGGGCAGAAGTGCAAACAATATGAGGTGGCCGATGAGTAGGCTGACGGGCGATGACCTGTTGTGGAACTGGGCCCGCTGGACCTGGTCTGGCGCGACGGTGGGCAACATGGAGGCCTACGTGTCCTGGGAGGACGACCCGCGCCCGATCCTCCATGACCATGCCCTGGCGGTGGAGGCCATGCACGCGGGGCTGCCGTGGCATGAGCGCATGGTGATCATCGCCGAGTACCCGCAAAAGAACGCCAAGTTCGGCGGCCTGGATCCGAAGGCCCGGCGCAAGGCCGCGCGGGCATGGATCGCCAACACGACCGGCGTCGCCCTGACCGAAACCGAATACAAGCTTTACCTGGGCCTGTTCCGCGGCCAGGTTGAAAGGAGGCTGGCGTGAAGTACGCGCACGAAGTGATGGACTTGATGGGTGCTTACCCGATGCGCAGCTTTCGGATGCTGGAGCTGGTGCGCCATGTGACCCGCGGCCGGACGCTGGAGCCGCGCGAGCGGGACGCAGCGAGGAAGGCCGTGCAGCGGGTGCTTGATGCGCTCGTGGCCGCTGGATCGGTCAAGGTCAGCGCGCCTGCAGAGGGCCGAGGCTCCTTTGCAGAATACTCCGTGTCCCACAAGTGGGACATGATCCCGCCAAAAGTGGGACGAGAAGTGGGACAATTCCCCCGGGCTCTTGCGCCCTAAAGGAATGCAATAGCCCCTCGCATAAGCTTAGGATACGAATTCGTTCAGGCATTATGAGTTTCCATCCCTTTCCGCCGCTTTGAAAACATCAGAGAAAGCGCCCTCGGCTGCTGATCCTTTCGATCAATTGTGTGAAAATGTGTCTCCAAAATCACCTTAGGAGATTTTCATGCCCCCGAAGTTCGTACAAGTAGCAGTCGCGCCTCCAAAAGACGGAGCAACGTTCCATGTGATCGTCGCCGTTGCCGAAGACGGGAGTATCTGGAAAGCCCAAGTCGCAGGTCATGCGGACGAAGTTCGAGATGGCTGGGTGCGCTTGTCGACCCCCGAAGAGTAATTTGATGCCAACCGCCTCCGGGCGGTTTTTCTTTATGCACGACGATCTGAGGGTTTCCCGGGCCCGTTTCCCAAGACATTTTCAACGCCAGTGCGTGTGGATGCCCATGAAGCAGACGATGATGGCAGGAAGGGCAAGCAGGACGGGGACCGTGCAATCCTGCATGCCTTCGGAACGGAGGAACGACGCTCCCAAGGCAATCGCGCGGTACCGCCATCGGCTAATGAAACCTAGTTTGAAGTCCAGGGTGCCAATTGCTCCGACCTCATCCGAGGACGGTTTGTAGCGAGCTGTAAAGGCAACTCGAATGCGCCCCTTGTCGCGAGGGGATTCGACGGCATTTACCCATGCGCCTGTCTCGTCCTGATACGAAAACAGGAAGCCCGCGTACTGCATAGTTTGCCCCGGCCTGTCGTTATGGCTGTCCCATTTGAGCTCGTCCAGCCATAATTTTCTGCCTTTTACGGCCGACTTGAGCCCACGATGCAGAAGTTTGGCCAGCGCAATGCCTTTGTACCAATGGTAGGCAGACTTCGCCTTGTTCCAACTGACCGTCGTATCCGAATCAGTCCAGAATCGCCAGACTTGATAAGCGAGAATTGCTAGCGCAACAGCCCATATTTTGCATGCGGTGGATTCTGGTTCTGGAATGTTCATTGCCGAAACTATCGCCGTAGGCACAGGCAATTTTAAGAACGCGGAAATGAGAACGGCTGAGACCGTCAACATCAGGTTGCGTCTTTTCTTGTTCGTCGTTTCGTCCGGCATTGAACTTGGCATGCTAGCTCCTCAAATAACGTTTTGTAACTTTAGCTGAATTGGCTTCAAGGGACAGCAGATGGCGTTGACAGACAAGCAGCGCCGCTTCGTGGATGAGTACCTCGTTGACCTCAACGCCACGCAAGCGGCGATCAGGGCGGGGTATAGCCAGAAGACTGCCTCGTCGCAGGGCGAACGCCTGTTGAGGAATGTTGAAGTCTCCCTGGCGGTACAGGAAGCCCAGGCGAAGAGATCGACGCGAGTCCAAGCCGACGCCGACTACGTGTTGCGTCGCCTGGTAGAGATCGACCAGATGGACGTGCTGGACATCATGCGCGACGACATGTCGCTCAAGCCGGTCTGTGACTGGCCCCTTGTATGGCGCAGATATCTGTCCGGATTCGACCTCGGCGAGATGTTCGAAGGCCGCGGCGAGGAACGTGAGATGGTCGGCGTCCTGAAGAAGATCAAGTGGCCGGACAAGGTGAAGAACCTTGAGCTGCTTGGCCGACACGTGGGAGTAAGGGCATTCCGGGAGCAGGTGGAACACACGGGCAAGAATGGCGGCCCCGTGGAAATCGCCACGCTGAGCAAAGAGGAATACCGCCAGGCACGCCGCGAGATGCTGGCCAATGACGACTGCTGAACAGCGAGACTACGCCCGCCGGCTAGAGTGCGAAGAGGACGGCCTGTACTTCGCCCGGTACTTCTTCAAGCAGCGCATGGGCAACAAGATGATTGTCGCGCCGCACCATAAGGTGATTCAGGACACGTTGGACAGGGTGGTCAGCGGCGAGATCACGCGGCTGATCATCAATATCCCACCCGGGTACACGAAAACGGAGCTGGCAACGATCAACATGATCGGCCGCGGCCTGGCGCTGAACAACCGCGCCCGGTTCATGCACCTGTCCTACTCGCATAACCTGGCGCTGCTGAACTCAAGCACCGCGCGCGGCGTCGTGAAGTCTCAGGCATACCAGGCACTGTGGCCGATGGCGCTGAAGGACGACGCGGACAGCAAGGCCATGTGGTGGACCGAGCATGGCGGCGGTGTGTATGCCTCATCGGCCGCCGGCCAGGTCACCGGCTTTCGAGCAGGACACATGGAGCCGGGATGGCAGGGCGCGCTGATCATTGACGACCCGGTTAAACCGGACGACGCCTACAGCGACACGGTGCGGGGCGGGATCAACGACCGCTTCAACGAGACCATCAAGTCTCGCTTGGCGATCGAGACGACTCCTATGGTCGTCATCATGCAGCGGATCCACTATCAGGACCTGAGCGGGTACTTGCTGCGGGGCGGGTCGGGCGAGAAGTGGCATCATCTGAACTTGCCGGTGATCATCGACAGCAGCGAGCCTTACCCCAGCGAGAACACGCACGGGATACCGATCGCACACGGCTTGCCGGATGGCTGGCTGTGGCCCTACAAGCACAATGAGACCCACCGGACGGCGCTGTTTGCCCACCGGCGCACGGCCGAGGCGCAGTACATGCAGCGGCCCCGGCGGTTCAACGCTGAGGGCGCCCTGTGGACAGAAGCGCTGGTAGCCGCAGCCCACGCGCTGCAGATTCGACATGACCGACATCGTACGGTGGTGGCGATCGATCCGCAGGCTACAAACAGCGACGAGAGCGACGAAACTGGCATCGTTGCTGCGAGCTCTTATGGCGCTGGCGACGCCAAGCAGTACTCGGTCGACGGCGACTACAGCGGCAAGTTCTCGCCGAATGGATGGGCGACCAAAGCCATGGGCGCCTATGACCAGCATCGAGCCGATGCCATCGTCATCGAGACGAACCAGGGTGGCGATATGGCTGAGGAAACCCTGCGCAACGCGGGCTTCAAGGGCCGGATCGTCCGGGTGCATGCCAGCAAAGGCAAGTACGCCCGGGCCGAGCCTATATCGGCGCTGTACGAGCAGGGAAGGGTTGCCCACCAGGGTAGCCTGTACCTGCTCGAGAACCAATTGATGGAATACGTCCCGGCCACGGCGAAGAAATCGCCCGACCGGCTGGACGCAATGGTCTACGCACTCACGGAACTCGGTGGCGCCAAGCCCATCGGGATGCTTCTCCCAGGACGGTAATGGCGATTTTCAAGCTAACGCAGCGCGCGAATGGCAAGTCCATGGTCGTGCGGGCGAAGTGCGTCTCGTGCGCGCGTACCGTGGCTGTTGAGAACGCCGGACCCGAGGGAACCGCTGTCTGGCGCGACCCTGAGCGATCCAGCGTCGACCTTGTGCGCCACGACGACAGGCCCGGCCTGATTCTCAAATCGGAATGAGCATGTCAGACACGAAAAACGACGCGCAGCTTCAGTTGGCGGTGAACGCCGCACTGAGCCAAGCGCAGATTGCCCGCGCGCGCATGGGCCTGCTTGGCGGCTCGGGGATCGACAACAAGCGCCCGCAAGCGTGGTGTGAGTACGGCTTCCCCGAGGAGATCGGGTTCGCTGACTTCTACGCGCTGTATCGCCGCGGCGGGATCGCGCACGGGGCGATTGGCAAGATCACCTCTGCATGCTGGAAGACCAACCCTTGGGTCATCGAGGGCGACGACCAGGACAACGCGACCGACGAAACTGCCTGGGAGCGTGGGAACAAGCCGATATTCACGCCGAAGTTCTGGCGCGCGGTTGCGGAAGCCGACAAGCGTCGGCTGGTGGGTCGATATTCCGGCCTGCTGTTGCAAGTGCGGGACAGTGGCCGGTGGGACGAGCCGATCAAGCGCAAGGGCTCACAGCTGGTCAAGATGATCCCCACCTGGGCGGGCAGCCTGCAACCTGCGGGTTTCAACACCAACGCTCAGGACGAGGGTTACGGCCAGGTCACCAAGTGGCAGTACACCGAGCATGGGATGAACGGCAACGCCGGGCGCCAGGTGGATATCCATCCTGACCGCGTGTTCATCCTGGGTGACGCGTCTTGCGACGCGATCGGCTTTTTGGAACCGGCCTACAACGCCTTTGTCAGCCTGGAAAAGGTCGAGGGCGGCTCGGGCGAATCGTTCCTCAAGAACGCATCGCGCCAACTGTCGGTCTCCTATGACAAGGAGGTCGACCTAGCCAGCATCGCCCAGGCTTATGGCGTGACGCTGGACCAGCTCCAGGCCCGGTTCAACGAGGCGGCCCGGGAAGTCAACCGCGGCAACGATGCCCTGCTGGTGACACAGGGCGCGACGGTCAATCCGCTGGTCACAGCTGTTGCCGACCCGAGCCCGACGTACAACGTCAACCTGCAGACGGCCGGCGCCGCGCTGGACATTCCCACCAAGATCCTTGTGGGAATGCAGACCGGCGAGCGCGCAAGCTCGGAAGACCAGAAGTATTTCAATGCGCGCTGCCAGTCTCGGCGTGCCGACCTGGGGATGGAAATCCACGACCTGGTGGCGCACATGATCCGCGTCGGCGTGGTCAAGCAAATCGCCGAATACACGGTGATGTGGGACGACCTGACGGAGGCGACCCAGGCGGACAAGCTGGGAAACGCCAAGTTGATGAGCGAGATCAACCAGACCGCGCAGGCTTCCGGCACCGAAGTGTTCACCCCGGACGAGATTCGCGAGGCAGCCGGCTACGACGCTCTGGATGGCGAGCCGCTACCGGACGAGGAAGACGAGGAAGACGATGGCCCGATCACCGATCCTGCCGAGTAATCAGGCAGACCCGACAGGGGTGGATCGGCTGGAGCGGGGCGCGATGAAGGACTTCGACCGGCGCATGCGGCGGGTGCGGGCTGGCTACGTCGAGGCGCTGGGCCGGATACCGGCTGAGCCCGTCGTGAACAAGCGCTACACGTTCAGGCTTGATCAGGCGCTGCTGTCGGCTGTCTTCAACGAGACAGACCGGCTTGTCGATGAAATCCTGCTGGAAGGTGGCGAGCGCAACCTTTGGCTCTTTGAATCCTACGTGGGCGTCGCCTATCAGCGCGGCACCGCGCAGGAGTTCGCCAACTTGGGGCAGCAATCGCCAGCCTACAAGGCTGGCCGAGACTCCCTCCAAGCGTTGCTGAGGTCGGAGCCGTATCAAGCACGCCTGTCCCTTGTGCGCGCGCGCCAGTTCGAGGAGATGAAAGGCTTGTCCGGCCAGGTCAAGGCGGACATGTCCCGCATCCTCTCGGACGGCTTGGGGCGCGGACTGAACCCGCGCGACATCGCCCGGAACCTGACAGAGCAAGCAGGGATCGAGGCTCGCCGCGGGCACCGGATCGCGCGGACTGAGGTCCCGATGGCTCTGCGCCGCGCCCGATGGGACGAACAGGATCAGGCGCAGGACGACTACGGGACGCAGGCCAAGCTGATGCACATCTCAGCGCTCAGCCCCACCACCCGGCAGTCACATGCGCGGCGCCACGCAAAGCTGTTCACGAGCGAGGAAACGCGGGAGTGGTACTCGAAGGATGCCAACGCGATCAATTGCAAGTGCAGCCAGGTGTCGGTCCTTGTGGACGACAAGGGCGAGCCGCTTGTGCCGGCCATCGTTGATCGCGCGCGGAAGAACTTCCAGGTAATGAAAGACAAAGGCAACGGCCCGTGGGCCGACGACAAGGAATAGCCATGCCGATGCAGGTAAACATCCGCACTCAGGTCAACAGCAAGTCTATTCGCCGCGAGCAGCACAACGGCCGGGAGCACATCGTGATCCCCAGCTACACGATGCCGTTCGACGTGGTCATGAACGGCGGCCTATATCCAAAAGACCAGATCGTCGCCAACTACAAGAAGCTTGAGGGCACTTTGGCTCCGCTGGGACACCCCACCGTAAATGGGGAGTTCGTGTCGGCGTTTTCCCCAGAAGGCATCAACCTGGGGCATATCGGCGCCTGGAACCGCAATACAAAGCTGGTCGGCAACCGCGTCTACACCGAAAAATGGATTGACGTGGAGGTCGCGCAGACCTCGGAGGGCGGCCGGCGCGTCATTGAGCGCGTTGAGCAGTTGGAGAAGGGAGAGGGCGAGCCAGTGCACACCAGTGTCGCCGTCTTCGTGGAGCGTGAGCCGGCCGTCAACGCTGATGGCTATCAATGGACCGCCAAGATCCACGATATCGATCACGACGCCATCTTGCTTGACGAGCCGGGCGCCGCCACCCCAGAGCAGGGTGTGGGCTTGATGGTCAACGCTGACCAAGCGAAACCGCTTCATGTGAATGCCGGCGCGCTGGTTGGTGAGTCTTTCCGTGAGCGCGAGAACCGCATCCAGGCAGCCGCCAAGGCGCGCTTTGCCCCGGTCACTGAGGATTACGTGTGGGTCGCAGACTTCACTGACACCCAGGCAATCTTGGTACGAAACGGAGGCACATCCGAGGTCTACGGCTACACGAGTGAAGGCGGAAAGATCGTCTTCGATGACGTTGGATCACCGGTCGTGCGCCAAGAATCGTGGGTTACCACAGTGGTGAACAGCTTCAAACGAGTTTTCAACCATCAGGCTCGGCCTGATAACACCCTGGAGGGCAATATGCCTCTGACCGCTGAAGAAAAGGCCGAGCTGACCAACGATATCAGCAAAGCCATCGCCACCAACCTGGCGGCACAACTCAAGCCTCTGACCGAGAAGGTCGAGAGCCTGGAAACCAACCACAAGACGCTGTCCGACGCGCTGACCGCGAACGCCAAGGCCGTAGAAGCCGACAAGCGCAAGGCCGTGGCCGCTGTGCATGGCGACATTGTGGCCAACGCGCTGTCCGGCGAGCCCCTGGACGCCATGTTTAAGGCGCTGGGCACGGCAGCGCCCATCACCAACGGCCAGGTTGCCGACTCCGGCAAGCCGCGCTTCGACGAAGTCCCGGAATAAGGAGGCCGATCATGGCTGTGAAATGGAACAAGATTTACCGTGGCGGCGTGCACCGCACCACCCCCGAAACGCGTGAAGTGAACGCGCCTGCCACTGGCACGTATCTCCCGGGCACTGCCGTCACGATCACGTCCGCCGCCGGCGACATGACGGTGCAGAAGGGAATCACCGGCGTGCGCGAGTTCTGGTATCTGATCGGCGAGCAGTTGCATGGCTCCGTCGACGACAACCAGGTCGGCGGCGGCTCGTCCATGCGTCTGTACACGCCCCGCTCGGCGGACCTGATGGCAGGCCGACTGGTGGCAGGCGTCGCAATCGCCGATGACGTGCCCCTGACCATCAACGTCGATGGCCGCTTCGCCCTGGCCACCGCTGACGACCCGATCCATGCGTACATCGACGATCCGGCCAATGCCTTCCCTGGCACGACCCCGACCACGTCCACGCTGGACCAGTTGGTCCCGATCAAGATCCGCTAAGGAGGCCGAACATGGCTTTTTACGTAGACAAGAAGGGCCTGGAATCGAACTCCGGCCTGAAGAAGCAGCACCAGTTCATCGTCAACGCGCGCACCGCTAACTGGGACCACGAGACCGGTCTGATGAAGGCCGCCGGCCTGGAAGTGAACGAGGCCCGCATCCCGGCGGACGTTTGGCGCGACTTCGACACGCAGACCAAGACGCTGATGCTGTCGGATGAGGGCGGCGTCCTGCTGAACGACCTGATGCCGCTGGCACGTAACGTGCACATCGGCAAGATCGTCAGTGAATACCGCCGCTACGGCGCGGATGAGCTGGAAGTGCGTTCCAGTATCGACGGTCAGCATCGCAAACCGGTGAATCACGTCAGCTTCGACTATGACGGCGCGATCGTCCTGGTGCACTCCACTCAGGTCGGCCGGGTGTGGCGCGAGCTCGAGGGTATGCGCTCGGAAGGCTATGACGCTCTGCTGGACGATCAGGCCGCCGCGACCCGCTTCGTGCGCAAGCGCACCGTGGACAACTTCGTCGACGGCACCCCGGACCTGACGTACAAGAGCTATCAGGCGTTCGGCATCAAGAACAATCCGAACACGATCGCGCTGAACCTGGGCGCCGCCGGCCTGAACGTCGACCTGACGAGCCCGACGCTCACGTTTGATCAAGCGTGGGGCGCCTTCGTGGCAGCCCTGCAGGCGCTGCAAGGGCAAGGCAACAACGCCGTCGGCAATGTGACGTTCTACATCTCCGACGCGATCTGGTTCAACCTGCTGCGTATCGCAAATCCGGGCACCAACAACACTGAAACCATCCTGCAAGGGCTGCAGCGCATCCCCGGCGTGGCTGGCTTCAAGCGCACCGACACCGTCACCGGCAACGAGTTCCTGGCCATCATCCTGTCCAGCGAGTACATCCGCCCGGTCGTCGGCATGCCGGTCACCACCACGCCGATCCCGCGCGTGACGCCCATGGATGATTGGCATGTCCTGGTGTGGGGCGCCTCGGGTCTGCAGGTCAAAGCCGACGCGCAGGGTCGCAGTGGCGTGCTCTACGCCAGCGCGGCCTAAGGGGGGAAGCATGGCGAAATCCAAGTACATCCTCCTGCGCAAGATCATCGGCGCTGGGTCTCTGTTGCCCGGCTCCGTGATCGAACTCTCGCCGGAGCAGGCAGCGCACCCGCTGTACCGAAGCCGCGTGCGGAAAGCCGATGGTGATTCCAAGGTCGGCGCGCTGAGCGTTGACGTGTCGGTGACCGCCACGGCGGAAGCAGAACGCATCCTGGAGCAGGCCAAGCGTTCGGTTGAGGGCATGGCCGCTGATGCTAACGCCGAGGCGGACCGTATCGTCGGTGCTGCCCGCGAAGAGGCAGGCCGCATCCTGGAAGACGCTCGTCAGGAAGCCGGCCTCATTCGCGCTGCTGCAGCCGGCGGAAGCCAGTCGGGCGACCTGACGCCGGCGACGCCCGGCGCCACGGACTTGAACGAGAAGGATCGGAAGGCCCTGATCGTTGCCCGGCTGAAGGAGCTGAAGGTTGAGCACGACGGGCGCAAGGGCGCCGACGAGCTCGCCGCGTTGCTGCCTGACGGTGAGCCGCTGAAGCCTGCCACCAAATAACCGCCTTCGGGCGGTTTTCTTTTGGCCCCGCCTGATGGTGGGGCCATTTCTATTTTGAGGTCTGGATATGGTGACGATCGACCAAGCCAAGCAGTATCTGGAGGGCCAGGGGATCGTCCTGCCGGACTTCGTGCTGGCGGCCCTCGTGGGCCAAGCCAACAGCATCCAGGAATGCTTGGATGAGCACTACACGCCGGAGACGGCGCTCCTGATCCAACTTTACCTGCTCAGTTTGATGGGACTGGGCCAAGGTGACCGCTACATCAGCAGCCAAACGGCGCCCAGCGGTGCGTCGCGATCGTTCCGATATCAGGGATTCGCGGACCGCTGGAGCGGCGCGCTGTCGCTGCTCCGGGGCCTGGATAAGTTCGGCTGCGCGTCTGAGCTGATCCCGCCCGACCCGACTAAGAAGGCGTTTGCCGGCATGTGGATCGCCAAGGGCGGGTGTCACGAATGAGCGCAACCGCGAACTGGAGCTATACGAACATCGCCACCATCCGGCCGTTCGTGTCGATCGACATGTTGACCGGGGAAACGGTCTACGGGGACGAGTTCGATATCGCCTGCACCTGGACCACCGAAAGCAAGATGGAGCGGGAATCGGGGGGGCAGGGCGGCGCGCGCGGGGCCGAGTTTCTGTCGCAGCACGTCATCTTTACCGAGGACAAACGGCCCAAGTACCTGGACCTGATCAGCTTCGATGGGTCGAACGGCTGGGAGGAAATCCGATCGGTGACGAACTGGGATATGTCCTTCTTCGGCGAAGAGCCGGATTTGAAACTGGTGACCTGACATGCCGGTCAAGGGAATCGAGCGCGTAAAGCGCAACTTCCGCATGGCGATCAAGGACATCGGGGAGGGTAAGACCGAGCGTGCTGTCTACGAGACGCTGTGGCAGGGGTCAGCCATGGCCGCCCAAATGACGCCCATCGACTCCAGCAATTTGGTCAATAGCCAGTACGCGCCTCAGATCGACGTCCATGACGGCAAGGTATCCGGCTCGGTTGGATACACAGCGGCATACGCTGCCGCCGTGCATGAGGCGTCAGGAAAGCTGAAGGGCAAGCCCCGCGCGGACTTTGGGAGGACTCGGGCCGGAGTGTCTTTTGGGGGAGGAACCGGCAACGGCAACTACTGGGATCCGAACGCAGAGCCTGAGTTTCTTACGAAGGGCTTCGACCAGATCAAGGGCGCGATCCCGGCCATTCTGATGAGGAACTACGGTGTTTGATGCCTTCGTCGATTGGGTGAAAGCCACCGTGGGACAGGACTACCTGTACAGCCGCGGCATGTGGGTGGACAGCCCCGCAGTCCATGAGGCATTCATCGCTTCTGTGCAGCAGACGGGCGGCTCTGATCCAGACGTAGAGGACCGCCGCCTGCGCTTCAGGGTGATCCTGCTGGGCCCGCGAGACGGGCGCAAGCATGTCACTCAAGTCGAGCAAACCATGGAATCACTGGCCCAGGCCGCATTAGGCGATTCGTCGCCCTGCGGCGCTGCGTCCGTGCGCGCGGTCGGCGAAGCCGTCGGCCCCGGCTACACGAGCGAGAACCGCCCTTGGTACTCGCTTGATTTTCAAGTGCTTTTATAACTGGAGGCCACTAATGGCTACTTGCAAGAACCAGAAGTATGTTGGCCGTGACGTGGTCCTGGAGTACCACATCGGCTGCGGCGATCAATTGCCGGTCGAAACGGATTGGAAGCGTTTCGCCGCTTTGCGCACCAAAGAATTCACCCTGGAATGGGAAACGGCTGACGCCACCGCGGATGATTCGGTCGGCGCGCTGCGCGAAAACATCGCGACGTTCCAGACGCTCAGTATCTCGGGCGATGGCACCGCGAAGGCCTCCGGCGCCGGCTCGGAGAACCTGATCGAGATCACCAAGCACGTTGCGCGTCCCGACGCTACGGGCGGCCAGCCGGTTGCCTGGATGCGCATGACGTTCCCCGACCTGACATTCACCGCCTTCATGCTCGTTTCGAACATGAGCCGCAGTGCGCCATTCGATGACGTCGTGACTTTCAGCCTGGAAGCCAGCGCGACGGGCAGCGACTTCGGCTTGATCGTTGAAGACACCCCCAATCCTGACGCAGCGGACCCCGCCAGCGTTGACGTGATCCCGACGTCGCTGAGCCTGGCCGTGGGCGAATCGTTCAACGCAGAGGGCATTGTCCTGCCCGTCGGTGCGCCGCAAGGTCTCCGCTGGACGTCGTCGAACCCGGCTATGGCGACTGTCAACCAAGTCACTGGCCAGATTACCGCCGTTGCCGCCGGCTCCGTGACGATCACGGCAGCCTCGAGCGTGGCGCCCAGCGTCAGCGACACGGTTGCATTGACCGTGGTCCCGCTGGTCCAAGGCATCACCGTATCGCCGACCGCAGTTTCCGTGGAAGAGGGCGCCACGCAAGCGCTGACCGCGTCCGTCTCGCCGTCTGGCGCAGCGCCGGGCCTGGTTTACGAAAGCGCCGCGCCCGCTGTGGCGACGGTCAGCAACGTTGGTTTGGTCACGGGCGTCGCCGAGGGCACGACCAGCGTCAAGATCTCCAGCGCTGCGCGTCCGTCGGTAAGCGTGACCGTTCCGGTGACCGTCACCGCGCCCTAAGCCATGATCCTGACCGAAATTGGCGAGGTCGGCGTGTACTCGGGCGAACAGGCGGTCCGCCTGCGACCCTCCTTGTACGCGATGTCCCGATTGGGTGATCCGGTCGAGATAGTCGAGACGTTCGCTACGGTCATGGGTAGGGCAGACGATGACGCCCAAGCTGGCCGACTATTTCAGGCTGCCCTGGGCGTCATCTACGCCTGCACGGAGGATGGCGGCGACCCCTCCATGCTGTTTGGCACCTACGAGACGAGCGAAGGGACGCTGCGGTATGTACCTGGCGCCGCGCCGAATGAACATGTCGTCCCGATCGCGCGTTGCCTCCTGAAGCACGGCATTACTGGAGCCTTGTCTCCCTTGCCGCGGCGTCCGGGAGACGACGAGCCGGTGTACGTGAAAGAGTTCATCGCGCGCGACCATGTGGCCATAGCCATGGCTCACCTGGGCGTGTCAGAGCGCGACGCATGGAATATGACGATGACCGGACTGGTCGGCGCGCTGCGGGCCAAGTTCCCGCCGGCCGAGAGCAACGCACCGGGCGCCAAGGCGCCCACAAAAGAGCAGCACGACGCCACCATGGCGTGGTTTGACAAGATCGAAGCAAAGCGTAGGGCAGCGAAAGGGGTTAACTGATGGCAGGCGGAATGAATGTCGGGGCGATCTACTACGAGGTAGAGGCCGACACGTCGAAGCTCGTCAATAGCTCCACCAGTGTCGATTCGACCCTGGATAAAATGAACAAGCGGTTTGATCAGACGGACAAGGCGGCCAACCAGGCCCAGTTCCAGATGACCAAGACCGCGGCGGCGGTCAAGGGGCTCGGTCGCGAAGCCACCGTATCCTCATCTGCACTCAGGGGCCTGACTGGCCTTCTGGCCGGCCTCGTGTCGCTGCAAGGCGTCTCCAGCCTGATCCAGATGGCTGAGGCGTACAACGAGATGGCCGAGCGGGTGCAGATGGCGACATCGAGCACCGCCGAGTACAACACGGTGCAGTCGCGTCTCCTGGAAACGGCCAACAAGACTTATCGTTCGCTCGCTGAGGCGCAAGAGGTCTATATCCGCACGTCGGCGGCCCTGAAGTCGATGGGGTACGACACGGAAGCGGCGCTTGATGTGACGGACTCGCTTTCGTATTCGTTCGTGAAGAACGCTACAAGCGTGGATCGGGCAAAAAGCGCAACGGACGCCTTCAGCAAGGTCCTGAACAAGGGCAAAGTCGAAGCTGACGCCTGGGAGACCATCCTGGCCGCCATCCCGACCGTTGTGGGCGATGTCGCCACGGCGGCTGGGCTGACTGCTGAAGAGGTCCGCAAGCTGGGCGTGAGCGGGCAGTTAACCGCGCGCCAGTTGTCCGAAGGTCTCCGCACTTCGCTGGACGACAACCGCAAGGCGGCGGACGGGATGGCGACCACGATCAAGGACGCCTTTACCGCGCTGCGCAACAACCTGTCGGCGCTGGTGGGTGAGGCGAACCGGTCATCGGGCGCTACCGGTGTGCTGTCGCAGGCAGTGCTGGCGCTGGCTGGCAACCTGAACACGGTGGTCTCTGCGCTGCTTGCCATCGGGGCAGGTGCAGCCGCTAAGTACATCGCCGGCATGACCGGTTCAGTCGTGGCGAGCGCCAAGGCCGCGCTGGCGGCTCGTGATCAAGCCGCGGCCGCTTTGCAGCAGGCGGTTGCCAATGAGAGAGCAGCTGCGGCGGCGGCAGGTCAAGCCGCCGCTCAGGTGCGCCTCGGCGGCTCGCTGGCGGCTTCGACTGCTGCGGCAAATGCGCATCGCGTTGCTCAGACGGCGCTTGCTGCGGCTCAACGCGCGGCTACCGCAGCTGGAACCGGGCTAGTGTCGATCTTGGGCGGCCCCGCCGGGATCGTCGGCCTGCTCGCTACCGCTGCAGCGAGCGTGCTTCTCTTCGGAGACAACGCCAAGAAAGCCGCGCCGAACGTCGAGCAGTTGGCCGATGCCGTCGACAATCTGACGCAAGCGCAGCTTGACCTTCGCCGCGTCCAAGTTGGCGATGCGATTCAACTGGTCGAGCAGGAGGCTCGTGAGGCAGCGCAGTCGGTGGCTGGCCTCACCAAGGATATTGACGCCCTGACCGCGGCCCAGCAGCGCGGGGCCAATATCGGAGCCGAGGGGTTAAGCAATGCCAACAAGACGTTGGTGGAGCAGAGGGCCAATCTTGAGGAGGTCAATACCCGGCTGCAGAAGCTGTACGAACTGCAGGACAAACTCAACAATCAGAAGCCGCGCGAGCGCACGAGTTCCGGGCCAGCGGCGCCGGCGGATGCGGATCCGGAAGTCGCTAAACGCCTGCAAGGCATGCGCGATGAACTGGCGCTGGCTAAGCTCACCGGCGATGCACGCGCGCGCTTGGCTGCCATCCAGAAACTCGGGGCGAACGCCACCAAGGAGGAGCGCGCTGAAGCTGAGCGTCTGGCTTCCGAGATCTACACGCTTGAGCAGGCCCAGAAGGCTGGGGAGTCGAGCACCAAAAAGTCGACCGAGGCCGCCAAGGAGAACCAGAAGGTAATCGACGGCCTGGCCACGGCGCTTTATGAAGCGGGGCTTGCGGGCACCGAGCTGGAAGTGGTCAAGGCGCGGGCCGCGCTGAACCCGTTCGCAACGCCCGAGCAAGTCGAGCAGGTCGAGGCGCTGGCGCGCGCGATCGGGAAGGTAAACGAGGCTGAGCAGAACAAGAAGCTGCTCGGCCAAGTCGATCCTATTGCCGGCGCGCAGATGGAGTTCCAGACCCAGATTGAGACCCTGCGCAAGCTCAACGAAGCGAAGCTGCTCGAAGACCAGCGCTACCTGGAGTTGAAAGCCCAAGCCGAAACCGCGTATGACGAGCGGTCGCGATTTCTTCAGGAAGAGAACTTTCGGCGCCAGTCTGGCTGGAACGAGTTGCTGATGTCCAGCCTGGACCAACTCGGGGCAAGCGCGACAGACACGCTCGTGGGTATCGCTACGGGTGCCACCAGCGGCGAAGATGCCATCAAGGCGCTGGCCGGCGCAATTCTCAAGCAGGGCGTTGCTGCGCTGGTGCAGATGGGCATCCAGTACGTCAAAAACCTGATCATGGGCAAAGCTGCCGGCACCGCGGCCACAGCGTTCGGCATTGCCCAGGCTGCGACCCTGGCAACCGCTTGGGCGGTTCCGGCTGCACTCGCTTCGCTCGCATCGTTTGGGGCGAATTCCGCGCCGGCGATGGCAGGCATCGCCTCCACGGTAGGCTTGGCCGAAGGCCTTGCAATGGTTAGCGGCGGTGGGCGTCTGTACGGCGGCGGAGTCGATGCGGCGAAGATGTATCGCATCAACGAGAACGGACAGCCTGAGGTGTTCAACGCCGCAAATGGGCAGCAGTTCATGTTGCCCAACCGTCGGGGTGAGGTGGTCAGCAACCGTGACGCCACCGGTGGCGAAGGTTCGGCGCAGGGATGGCCGATGGTCAATATCAACCTGATCGAGGATCGGTCGCGCGCGGGTGAAGTTTCACAGACTCGTGACGGACAGTTTCTCACCGTAGACGCGTTCGTGGCGGATATCCGAGGCGGCGGGGAAATGTCGCAGGCAATCGAGTCGACGTACGGCACAACTCGCCAAGGGCGGTAGGGATGCAGACCAATATTAATTACCCGGAGGAATTGCCGGCACCGCTTTGGGCGCCGAACCAGTACTCGGTCGTCTCGCCCAACCAGCGAACGAACATGGAATCTGGGCGTGCTCGGCAGCGACGTAAGTTCAGTTCGGTCCCCGTGATGAGGTCGGCGACGTGGATTATGACGAGCGCGCAGGCTCGCCTTTTTGAGCTTTGGTACAAGGCGACGCTGAAGGATGGCACCGAATGGTTCAACATTCTGCTTCGACACCCCCTCGGCTACGTCGCACTCGTGTGCAGAATCTCGGGCGTGTACAACGGCCCGACCGCTTGGGGCGTTGATCGGTGGCAGTATTCGGCCACGCTCGAAGTGTGGGAGCGCCCTTTGATCTCGGATGATTGGACGATCCTTCCGAGCTTCCTGGCTCATCCTGAGATCTTTGACCTAGCGATGAACCGGGAGTGGCCGGAGACATGAGTACCTTGGCCGAAGTCTATGCGAGCGCGCCTGCCGGGGAACTCATCATCCCTACGCTCGAAATTGCGATAGCGGGGCAAGCGCCAATCCGAATCTGTTCTGGATTCGAAGACCACGTTTTGAGCGGCATGTTGTTTGAGGCCGGTTCGCTTTCGATCTCGCTGCCGGCGAAGAACACAACCGGCATGCAGACGCTTAATTTTGGGGTCGCTGGTGTCAACAGCCTGGTGCAGAAGTACTTTGATCAAGCGCTTGAGACCGGCGAGGCGGTAAAGATCACGTATCGCGAGTACCTCGAGAGCGATAAGAGCCAGCCCGCGCGGCGGCCTTATGTAATGGACCTGATCGGGGGATCACTCCAGGATGGCGAGGCGCAGTTGAGCGCGGGCTTCTTCGACGTCTTGAATCTGCGCTGGCCGCGGGAGCTGTACACCGCCCAGAATGCGCCGGGAATTCGTTACCTATGACGGTCGAGCACTTCTTGCTTACGCGGTATGCGGAGGGCGGTCGTGGGCCGAAGGATTACGATTGCTATGGACTGGTCCGCGATGCAAGGGTTGCGCTCTATGGCGCGCGGCTGCTGCCAGAGTGCGCAGACGCCCGGCCTGGGCTCATCCCGGTCATAACACGCGAAGTCGCCCGGGTGGCACGGGAACATCATATGAACGACGTGCCGCCGGCCCCGGGTCACGTAGCGACCGCCTGGCATGGCCGAGTTTGCGTGCACGTGGGATTGGTAGTGGACGTTAATGGGGGCCTTCGTATCCTCGAGACGGATAAGCCTACCGGGCCCTGCCTGACCAGGGTCGAGCAGTTTGAAGCCAGATATTCCAGGGTTGTCTACTATGCGGATTGAAATCTACTCGGCGCCGGCGCTGGACACGTGCCTGGAATCGCTGGAATGGAACGGCCATTTTGAAGGCTATCTCGATGCAACCATTCCCCAGTGGCGCGAGTACGAAGTGCAGCGCTTTGCCGCTTACGTTGGCGGCGTGCCTTTCCCGCGTGACGATTGGGCGAAGCCGTTGCCATCTGATGCCGTGCTGCGCATCAATATTGTCCCGATGGGCGGCATCTTCAAAGCGCTTGGATCCATCATCGGCAAGCTCTTTAGCTTCCTGGGCGGAAGGTCCAAGGCGGCTGGGTCTACGGAGACGCCGCAGGGCACCGAGCTCAAGGCGTCTCAAGGCAAGGCCAACACAGCGAAACTGGCGAGCGCCGTTCCGGAGCCAGCGGGGACGTACCGGCGTTTCGTGGACTACCTCACTCCACCGCGACGGTACTTCGTCAACAAGCGCGAGCAGTGGCTTGTGTTCCTGGCCAACATCGGCCCCGGCGAGTACCAGTTGGCGGACGGGGACGTCAAGGTTGGCTCTACGCCGTTCGGTCAACTGGGCGAGGATGCGTGGTACGGGGTGTTCCCTCCCAATGCGGACCTTTCGGCCATCGAAGCTGCGCAGATCTGGCACACGACATCAGAGGTTGGAGGCACGTCCTCGGGCACCGCGGGTCTTGAGATGACAACGGAACCAGCGAACAGAACCAATACGGACCCGGCGTATTACGTGCTAAACGGCGACACCGTTACGCGTCCCGAAGGCCTGTTCCCATCTGGATGGGGGCAAGGCACCACTGTGCGCCTAGCCTACCCGCGCCTGTACACCATCGTTGATGGCGACCCCGACCCGATTCTCGGGCCCGCGAGTGAGTTCACTGGCTATTTCGGGCATCTGGGCGGGGTTAGTGAGTCGATGCAGGTGCAAGTCGAAGACACCACTTGGAAGGTTGACGAGATTGTCAACGACGCGGGCGGCGGTATTTATACGTTGACTTTTGCAAGTCCGGTGGACGGCACGCACATTCGCGTCACACCGGGCACACGCGAATACACGTTTGGCGCCGATATCGTAAGGACGATCACGTCGACCGGTGACGACTCCATTGCCGTTTCTCCCGGCGGCTTCCAAGGGCCCGAGAACGTAGCCACCTCGGTGGTATTCGTGGGAGGCCCCGTGTATGGCGAATGGAGCAGCGAGTTTGTTGCCACGCCGCCCGGGCAGATCACGACGACGCTCGAAATGGACGTCTTTTTTCCGCAAGGGTTGTGCTACTTGTCTGACGACGGAGATGTCGAGCCCCGCTCCGTGAGTGTCGAGTACCAGTACAGAAACGTCGCAGGAGGCCCGCGCGTCACGATTTCTCGCACGTTCTCAGACGCTACGGTCGACCAAATCGGGTTCACGGAGCAGTTTGCGATAGCGCCGATGGCGCCGGCTGTACGCGTGCGGCGCGTGGGTGCGCAGTCAACCAGCACCCAAGTGCAGGACAAATGCCAGTGGTACGGCCTTAAAGCCCGTTTGCCTGACTTTTGGCGCTACCCCAGGTGGACAACCCTAGCCGTCGCGCTGCGCAGCGGGGGAAAGCTTGGCGCGCAGAGCGAGAACCAGATTAACGTGACGCCGACTCGTGTGCTTCCCACGCTGCTCCCTAATGGGACATGGACGGCACCGCAACCCACACGCGACATCAGCGCGTTCGCGCGATACATCCTCAATTCTTCGGGCGTGCCGGATAGCCAAATCGACATGGCCGAGATGGTGCGGCTGCATGCAATCTGGACCGCCCGCGGCGACACGCTGGACTACGTCTTTGACGCAACAACGGTGAAGGAGGCGCTGCAGGTTGCCTTCGGTGCCGGTATGGGCGAGTTCACGTGTGGGGACGGGCTTGTCCGACCCGTGCGCGAGGACGTTCAAACCACGTGGGAACAGTCCTACTCTCCCCAGAACATGACCGGGTCGCTACGACGCAATATCTCCAGCCACTCTGCCATTACGGACTACGACGGTGTGGACGTGGAGTACGTCGACGGTTCGACTTGGGCTAAGGAGACGGTGCAGTGCCGACTGCCGGGCGATTTGGGGGCCAAGGTTGAGAAAGTGACCCTTGACGGGGTGACGGATCGAACGCGTGCCTGGCGGATTGGTATGCGGCGGCGCCGGGCCCATTTCTATCGGCGTAAGGAGTACTCGTTCTCGACCGAACTGGACGCGCTAAACAGTAACTACCTCGACCGCGTCGCCTTGTTCGGTTCCGACCCGGGCTACGGTCAAAGCGCATTGCTGGTTGACATCAGGCCAGGCGTCGCCGGCATCGCGGTTCTCCGCAGCAGCGAGCCGCTGGTGTGGGAGGAGGGTGCCCAGCACATCGTCGCTTACCGACGACCGGACGGAAAGATGGTCGGACCGTTCAACGCGGCGCCGGGTTCGGACGAGTACGAAGTCCGCGCCGCGGTACCAGCGCCCTGGCCGGCGATCACTTTAAGCCAAGAGCTTCCGCACCTGTACTTCGGTACCGCGGACAACTTCACCTTTCCCGCCCTGATAACTGCGGTCAATCCGCGAGGAAGTTTCGAGGTCTCCGTGACAGCTGTGAATTACGACCCGCGCGTATACGCCTCAGACAACCAGCTTCCACCTGCGTAACCGATATTGCATCAACTAGGGCCCCTTCATGGGGCCCATTTTTTTGGGCCAACGAATGACGACCTATCGAACTGGCAATCCTCTGGGCAGCGTGTCCGTGAAGGATCTGTACGACAACGCGGAGAATTTCGACACAGCGATGAATGACCGCGCCGCCGAGTACTGGGAGGACCGGCTGGGGCACCTGCGCCTCTCCTGGCATGGAGCGGAAGAGGCGATCCAGCGTTTCCTGCTTAACTCCGGATATCAGGACCTGGGCGAATATGCAGTGGGCATGTTGATCTTGTCCCGAAATCAGATCTTTCGAAAAGACGGAGAACTGTGGCGTGCTGCGGCTGCGCTTGAGCTTCCCTACACGACTTCCGGAGAATGGGAAGACGAAGGCTCGTCGTTCGTGTCCGTGGGCGACGCTGCGCTGCGCCAAGAACTGGCTGCCGCCTCCGCTTCCGGAAGTGGTGCGGGGCTTGTCGGCTTTGTGCAAGACGGAGTGGGCGCCACCGCCCGGACCACGCTTGCCAAGCTACGCGACACTGTGAGCGTCAGAGACTTTGGCGCCGTGGGTGATGGCGTGGTTGACGATACGGCGGCGGTGCAACGGGCGCTCGATGCCGGCCATCCCGTTGTCCTGTTTCCCAAGGGCACATACCGCTGGGGCGGTAATGGCCCGACGGTCCGCTCCGGAACGAAAGTGATTGGCCATGGCGCGGTGATCGTTCAGCCCAACTACGATGCGGCGGCGACAATCTCTGTCGGAAACGAGAACTGCGGCCTACGGGTGGACGTGGGGAGTGACGGCATTGAAATCAGCGGCATCGAATTCCGGGGGCCGTTCTATGGGGCAGCGGTCCTGCCCGTATACCGATCTATCGGCGTAAGTATTTCGGGGCGCTACGATCAGTACTTCTACAACAACCCCAACTGGCCGAATAACCCCGCCGTCACGCCTTCTTCGACGTCGTCAAACATTAAAGTTCGGGATTGCGTGTTCGACGGCTGGGGGCAGTCCGGAGTCTTGGCAGATCAAATTGACCAGCTACAGGTTATCGGCTGCAAGATGCTGAACTGCGGCCGAGACGGATTGCGGATGTATGGGGTCCGAAATTTCCTGGCGTCGCAGAACTATATCGACAACATGGCCCCGGGCTTCCCCGCCGAGGGAGTCGACCCTAACAACAACGTCTATGGGATCACCGCCACGCGAATCTATCGAAGCGCAGCGCTGGACGGGTCGATAGATGTATACCGGACAACTGCGTACGGCCAGATTGCGCTGAACGTGGTGCGGAACTGTCGAACTTGGAAGGCGCTGGATACCCATGGCGGCACGGATATCCTCTTCGTTGATAACGTGATTCGCAACGCGCACATCGGGATTGGGATTGACAAAGGTGGTTTCACGGCGACGCAGGGCTTTGCTCCCCCTCGTCGCATCAAGTGCCGCGGCAACATCATCATTGCGGATGCTTCAAACGCGGCGGGTAACCGAAGCGGGATCTTTGCGGTAGCCAACGACGCCACGGATACCAACATCGGCCAAGATCTGGAGCTGAGCGGTAACTACATCACCGGATTCGGAGAGGACACGAGAGACGGAAACCTAGTAGTCAGCAACTACCGGCATGTTGTCCTTGACGGCAACACCATCATTGGGGGGCTGCGCAGTGGGATCAATCTGCAGGGAACGGTTGAGGACATATCCATCACCGGCGGCATGATCGCGGACATTGCGGTTTCCACGCTGGGTAACTGCGTTGCCATTCAGGCGCAGGCAGCTCCTCAACGGGGAGTTATTGATGGGGTGATGTTCCGAAAGACGGATGCCGCCGACAGCATGACGGCCATCTCAATGGCGAGCGCGACGGCCGGGTACGGGTTCAAGGTCGGCGCCAGTCTGCTGTTCTTTGGCAATGTCGTTCACTTCAACGCAGGCGGCGTGTTTGTTCGGCAGGACAGCCAGTTTGTTCTGAAGCCTCTGGCTTGGGGCAACGTCAACAATGGCGGATCGGCGGCACTCGTGTCAGGAAAGGGCATTGCATCGGTAACGAAGACGGGCACGGGTGTAGTTCGTGTCGTGCTGACGGCTGCGGCGAGCTCGACCAGCACTTTTATTCCGATGGCCGTCAGTAAGGGATCATCCGGACGACTCGTCTCGTGCGCGATTGTGGACGAGTCAACTGTCGACGTCACAAGCCGTGATCAGACGGGAGCGCCCGTCGACAGCGCGTTCTTCTTCAGCGTTCAGGGGTTCTGATGGCGTCGCTCTCCGCAACGCAATCGAGGCCACGCAGATCGTTGGGATGCGCGCTTTGCGGAGACGCGCGCTGATGCCATTAGGCCCACCTCGGTGGGCCATTTTCTTAGTTTGTCGGGGATGCGATGTTGTCGCTTCAAAGGGAAATCCATGGCTGACGAACATCTGTCGGACGCCTTTATCAAGTCGCTGCACGCGAGGGTCGTGCAGATGGAGCAGGACATGGCCCAAAACGCGGAAGCCACGGCCCGCAATACGTCGTCTATCGAGACCATTCGACAAAACACTCAGGACATCGTCGATACGTTCCAGGCGCTGTCAGGTGGGTTCAAGGTGCTGCAGGGACTGGGCAGGGTGGCAAAGCCGTTGGCCTACATCGTGGGCCTCGGAACGGCAATCATCACTGCCTATTCGGCATGGAGGGGTATCAAATGATTATGAGCAGCCTGAAACGCAAGCTGCTGGCGGCGGGCAGCGCCGGCGCTATCGCCATCGCGGGCGTGCTGGTCGCGCACTTCGAGCCGGGCAAGGTGCGAGGCAAGCCATACATCGATCCCGTCGGCGTGCTGACCGTATGCGACGGTCACACGGGGCCGGACATCGACCCAAAGCGGGTCTACACAGATGCGGAGTGCGACGCCTGGCGCGATGCTGACTTGGCGGAAGCAGACGCCGCGGTGCGCCGCCTGATCACGGTGCCGCTGAACGACTGGCAGCGCGCCGCGCTGATCGACTTCACCTACAACCTGGGCGCTGGCAATCTCGCCTCGTCGACGATGCGGCGCATGTTCAACGCACGCGACTATGTCGGTGGGTGCGCCGAACTTAACCGCTGGGTCAAAGGGCGCCAGCACGGTGTGCTAGTGACGTTGCCAGGCCTCGTTACGCGCAGGGAGGCCAATACATGGGTCTGCTTGCAGCAGTGACAGGCTGGAGGGTCTACGCCGCCGCGGCGCTGGCGAGCGCTTTGCTTGCTGGTGCCGCGGCCTGGGCAGCACAGGGATGGCGCGGTGAAGCCGCGCTGGCACGGGCAAACGCCAACTTCGCCAAGGAGCGGGAAGCCAACGCCCTGGCTATAGCTGCCGCTGTCGAAGCGGCTCGAGTCGAAGAAAGGCGGCGCACCGCTGCCGTGGAGAAAGCTCGTGATGATGCAAAGAAGCTGGCAGATGCTGCTCTCGCTGATGCTGCTCGCGCTCGTTCAGAGCGTAGCGGGCTGCTCGAGCGTGCCAACACGCTGGTTGCCGTCGCAGCAGGCCGCGATCCCGCCCTTACCATCGGAAGCTCGCCAGGAGCCGACTCCGTTGATCTGCTCGCCTACATGCTCGACCGGGTTAGCTTCCGAGCTGAAAAACTTGCGGGAATTGCAGACCGTGCCAGATTAGCGGGTATGACATGCGAATCGATCTATGACTCGCTGAACCCTAGATAGACGTTGCTCACTCGACGTCTGAAATTGCTTCCGGTGCCGGTACTCGTTCTCGCACCACTTTGCATAGGGATGCTATTGCATCTCGTACGTCCTTGTCGGTGGAAAATTCGCACAGAAATGAATTGACTCCGAAGCGCGCCAAAGCAGCGTCTATCGCCATCGCTTCGTAATGACTGAACAGCGCGGGCGCTGTACCGTCTGGCATCGTGGCAACAACGGCCTCCAATGCGCTTGCCACGGCGGCTTGTGGCTTCGAGTTTGAAATTCGAAGCTCTGCGATAGCAGCCTTGATGAGGTCGAAATCCACGTTAATGGTTTGGCCCATTCCTGGCTGCTTTCCTAAATTTGAAGTGGCTTGAACCGTTGGCTTGACCTAGCACTGTGGCATACCTACACTTCGTCACGATTCAGCAGTGAGTAAGTGCAAGGCTTCGACGTGGCCCCAATCGGCATCGCTGCTCAAAATTATAAAGGAACGGCGATGAAGGCGAAGTTGGTCATCTGGGACTTGGACGACACCTTGTGGAACGGCACGTTGGCTGAGGGCGACGAAGTCGAGGTGATCGACGAGCGGGTGGAACTCATCAAGGCTCTTAATGCTTGTGGAGTGGTCAATTCCATCTGCTCCAAGAACGACTTCGCGCGTGCGAAGGCGGTGCTCGAAAAGAAGGGGCTATGGGATCTTTTCGTGTTTCCGGAGATTGCGTTTGAACCGAAAGGTGCGCTGGTTCAGCGCATTATTAAGGACATGCAGCTCAGAGCCCCAGACGTAATTTTCATTGATGACAATCACTTGAACCTGCGCGAGGTTGAGCACGCGAACGAGTCAATCCGGGTTGTTGACGCGACGACAGCAGAGACTAACGAGCTGCTCAGGGCCGTCCTTCAGGCGTACGGCGGAAAGAAGAAGTCTCGAGTCGAGGAGTACCGAATACTGGAGCAGAAGCGAGGTGACGCTCAACGGCTCGCTCTGGGCTCCAATGAGGAGTTTCTTGCGACGTGCGAAATCAAAGTTTGCATCGTTGAACGTACGGACAATCTGCGATTTGCCAAGCGTATTGAGGAGCTCATCAACCGGACCAACCAGCTGAACTTCCTGAAGTCTCGGGTGCCTGACGGCTCAATGCCGGAGTACATCGCCCAAAGTACCCTGCATGACACCTTCAGTGTCTTCGTTTGGGACAAGTATGGCTACTACGGACTGGTAGGCTTCGCTGCGGTCGAGCGACGCAAGAAGCTCGCCCATTTCGCTTTCTCTTGCCGCGTCATGAACATGGGAATTGAAGCGGCCCTTGCTTCACATCTTCAACGGCACTTCAAAGACTTGGACCAAATGCCCGTCGCTAGCAGCCCGACGCCCTGGATCAAGTTTCTTACGGTGGATTCTGCAGAGTTCAAGGAAATTTCGGCTGGCCAAGATGAGACCGGCGAGGCATTGCCCGTCCGGATCATGGCGAACTGCCAGAGCGGCTCAATTGCGCATTACCTTGGTTTGCCGGGAGTCGATTGGGACAATTGGCCCCGAGTTTTCAGCATCGGCTCCCTATTTAACAAGGGGGTTCCAGACGATGGGTTTAAACAGCTGTCCATTTATGGGGCGTTTAACGATTACTCGTCGACGTACTGGAAGGTTGCCCCAACGGTGGCAGATTACACGCGTGCGGTTCAGTTGTTCGTCCGATCGATACCCGAAGGTGGAGCGGCGATTTCTCTACTGCCTCCGGAAAATTTCACTGCGGTGGATTCAGCTTTCTCACCGGAGATGTTCGCCGCATTCAACAAGATTTGGCGAGATGCCGCAGCAGCTAATGATCAGCTTGCCGTCCTAGATATCTACGAGATGGAACCCTTTGCCACTTTGATGAAAGATCCGCGGCATTATTCGCCTTCGCAATTGTTGTCGATCTCCCGGCGCCTCAAAGTGCTGGTCGATGAGTTTTTGAAAACGGGGCGTCTTCCCAAACCGGTTCAACGGTTCCGCAAGGGTAGTGAGGTGCGCGCTATTGAGCCGGCATTGTCACGGATTGCAGGCAACGCCTGGTGCGTGTTCGCCGAGCCGAATAGCCGGCTAACGGACGTGGAAGTCCAAGGGACTATCTACCTCGGATTTGCGTCTAGTGTGCTTTCCGGAGTGATCCGCTCCTATGTGGAGATTGGGCGCTACTGCACTATCGGGCGCCGCGTAACTCTCGGTTCGGACCCCTCCCACACTGGTGCATTTTCCGAATCGTCATTCTTCGACTTTGCCGTTCAACTGAACGTGGACGCTATGGCCAGCACGGCGCCCAAGCGTCGTGTCATTGTGGGGCATGATTGCAAGATCGGCGACGGCGCTGTGATCGCGGGCGGGGTCACCCTCGGCAACGGTTCTGTTGTGTTGCCCAATGCTTACGTTGGCCGTGACGTGCTGCCTTACGAGATTGTCTCCGGTAACGGAGTGTCTGAGGGCTTTAGGTTCGATCCGCAAACTATCGAAAGCTTGCTCAAGCTTTCTTGGTGGAGCAAGGATCCCAACGCTATACGCGCGCTCGCCGATCAGTCGGTTGCCGCTGCGTTTGAGGCCATTTCCAGCTACGAAGATATCTTGGAATTCCCAACCTCCTATCGGCAAATCAAGAAGGCGTAGTCTTCGTCAATGTGCTGGCTGACCGCACCCAGGGGCAAGTCTTCATCGCGTTTCGCTGTGGATCCGTTTCAGCCATCCACCCACTGCATCCACCACCCCTGGTAGTAGCGCCGGCCGTCGATCTCTTCGAAGCCGCAGACCATCATCCCTCGATCCGAACAGAAGGTGAGCAGCTCGGGCTCAAGCAGGTCGGGTATCGGTCCTTTCGCCGTTGCGCCGAACTTGGCTAGGCCATCCATCGTCATGATGCGCACCTGGCGCCGCATGTCCTCGCGCGTGATCGAGTACATCCGCACCGTGCCGGTCGCGGCTGGAGCGGGGTCATTGTCCCGGCGCTTCTGGCCGAGGTAATGGGTGCGGACGACGGAGCAAAGCATGATCTGCTGCGATAAGGCTGTATGAATATACAGTATATGGCAGCAGAAACGGGGTCAGGTCATTGGTGTGGCGAGCAGCTTCTCGGAGGGGAAGGGTACGAGGAAGTCGCGGCTTTGATCGGCGCTGGCGGTTAGCCAATCACCGTAGGCGCCCTCGGGAAGGATCACCACCATTCGTTTTTCTTTGTTGGGTTGGTGGTAGTCGCGGAACAGCGGATCCTGGTCGGCGTTGATGGTGAGCATGGTGTAGCTCTCCTGCCATTGACCGGCCGCGTCGCGGTAGCGATCCCACAGTCCGGCCACACCCAGCGGCGCGCCATCGGCCCGGGTGAAGCGCGTGGCCACTGCTTTGCCGGATCGCCAGTCGGGTTCGAAGATGGCATCGGCAGGGATGATGCAATGCTGCGCCCGGCGCCAGGCATTGCGGAAGGTGAAGGCGTTGGCGACTCGGTCGTCGCGCGCGTTGAAGGTCGACAGCTTCTCAGCGCCAGCCAGCGCATCGGGCCGTGTCGAACCGGAGATCAGGCCCCACCGCCCCGTAACGGCTTCGATGCCGGGCACGGCCTCGTCGCCGGCGTCATGTTCCGGCGGGCGGCGGACGAACACGCCCTGGTAACGCGGCCACATGTCGTACTTGCCGAGTATGCCCGGCCGGGTAACGCCAAACTTCTTCAGAAGCAGCTCGGCGTCCTTCAGGGTTTGGTAGTGGCTGCACATGTGATTGTTTCCCTATTACTCGCTGCGGGACGCGGCATTTAACGAGGCGCCACTCACAGAAGCGAGATGGCCAATCCGCACACACCTGCAATCCCAAAAATTGCGGATGACCATCCTGTCCGCTCTGCGATATCGAACCAGTCCGTAGGTTTGAATTTCCCTTCGTACTCTTTCAAGAACACTTCGACATCGCTCCACCTCTCCGAAGAAGCGGCCCGGCGCCGCTGCGATTCTGCATGGTCAAATGCAAGCGCATATCCGCGCATGTTTGTCCAGAACGTCATGAGAGCGAGTACCAAGCCTGCGGCAAAGAGCGGGAGAGCTAACTTCGTGGTGAATTGGGTACCGTAGTCTGCGTGTGTAAGCAGGGCCGCCGCTCCAGCAATGCCAGCGACATTGAAGACGGCCAGATGCTTCACAGTTTCCAGGTTCCAGTCGCTCGTGAGATCTGCGAGAAGCACAGAATTTCTGGCCCATTCTGTTGAATAGTGGTTGCAGACCGAAACGAACGATTGAAGCGTGGAGCGCAAATGCATCCTCACTCGGTGTTCGACTGGAGTGTTCACAAACCAGTCTCGAGCGAACTGCTCGAAGTCGCGGTGGGCGAGCTCGCGCTCATGTTTCCAAATTCTCGCAACCCCGATGGCGTCTTCGACGCTAGCTATGGGGTGGTGATCGTCAGGTGCCATTGA